GGGATATTATATAAGTAGGTTGGGTATTTTATGGAGCCGATATCATAAATCTGGTAAATTAACTCAGAATGAATGGCATAAAGTAAAACCCAACCATAATCAAAGAGGTTATCTTTTTGTTCAAAAGAAAGGTAAGTGTTGGTATTTACATAGGTTAGTAGCCTTAGCCTATATCCCAAACCCAGAAAATAAACCTTGTGTATGTCATAAGGATAATGTAGTAACTCATAATCGATATAGGAACCTTTACTGGGGTACACAGGCTGAAAATATGCAGCAATGTATTAATGATGGGAGAACTTTAAAGGGTAATAAAAACCCAATGTACGGGATATCAAGGAGAGGAGCTGCTAATCCAAACGCTAAATTAACTAAAACCCAAAGAAAGGAAATACTCTATAGAAGTAAAAGAGGTGAATCAATAGGAGAGCTAGCAAATTTATTCGGAGTATCAAAAGTAACGGTTAGAAGGGTATTAAATCCTAACCTAAGATCCTTCAATAGAATCCGCTAACACTTACCTCAGTATTTATTAAAAGAGTATTTTATATAAAATAATTTTAGTATATTTGCATAAAGAAAATTTAATTATGGACAAGGAAACAAAAGACATTGTAAAACTCATCGCTGGTATTCAAATCGAATCACTAAACTCTTTGAAGGAGGATATTTCTAATGGGAATAATATTGCCCAAGACCTAATAAAGAAACTTCTTCAAATTGACAATGACGAGATTATAATGGCATTAGATGAACATATCGAATTATATACAGAGATTGAGAATACTCCTCAACTGATAAATATGCTAAGCGAATATCAGATGTTAGTATGCTCACACATATTATTCAGAATGGAAGATGAATGGGTACATAACAATTCCCAGGGAGTACTTGGTACTTGGGCAATTTTCCAGAAAGCCAATCTCAAATTTCACCCAGAATTAACACTTTTAAAAATTTAATACAGACATGGAGAAGAACGAATACTTAGAATCAGTAGAAATGAACACCGGGGTTGAAATGATTCCCTGCGAATCCTCTAACATTGAGGGCTTTGGTTACGACTCAAAGAAACAACAACTTTGGGTTGCTTTTAAAAATAATCGAGTATATCGCTATGATAGGGTACCTTATGAAATCTGCAATGGTTTACACCAATCAGAATCAAAAGGTAAATACTTAAACCATAATATCAAGGATAAGTTTAAAACTACCGGATATGAACTCAGGAACTAAGGTTACAAAAAGTCTTTTAATTACCATAGGAGCAATGCTACTTTACTTGGGGACTAAATATAATGCCCCTACAGAAGAAGTGATCATTGCTCCTTCTGAGTTTAATAGGCCCAAGCCATTAGATATAAAACCCAAGATATCTAAGCAATGGTATAAATATAGGGTAGAAATAGAGACGATTCCAGAAAATCAGTTATATAAGATTGAGAAATCTGGATACCAGCAATATGAAGTTTCTAGATTGGGTGAATCCTATTCTTATGTAACCTACGAATTTACATCGGATAAGATAATGACTACCGAAGAAGCCTACGAATTCGTAAAGAAATATCCTGAAAAATGTACTCGGGTACCTAATACTAAAACCGAAAACATTTATGATAGATATAACGATGAATACGAAGATTACATCAATGACCCAGAGGACGAAATAAACTATCCTCCAGAGGTCTTTGACTTCCTAGCCGATTAACCTTAGCAAATATAAAAATTTATTTGATTTATTTTTGTAATAAAAATATTATTCTTATATTTGCATAGAGAAATCAATTTACTAACAATTTTAATATAGACATTATGAAAAAGAATGAAAACAAGGTTACTAACCTTATCAGCAACAAGGTTGCAGAACAACTTGAAGGCATTAAGAATGCAAAGTCCACAACTTCTAAGGCTTCTAAAGAAAAGGTCAAAAAGACTAAAAAGGAATTGGTAGAAAATGCTCAAGAAGCTGCCAAATCTTTTGCCAATGCTAAATTGGTAGAACTTACCCCAAATGCAAAGCTTGCCAAATCTAAAAAAGAACAGGTAGTCAAGGAGGTAAAAGAACAACAGAAACCTTCCATCATTGAACAGGTAATCTCCAACCGAGAAGTAAAATACGTATATCCGGAGGATGTAGTTGATACTCTTGCTCGGAAGAAATGGAGACAACAAACCAGAAACGAACTCCATCGATTGGAACTTGCAATGGCTCGTATCAAGGACACCAATTCCAAAGAATTTAAGGCTGCTGCTAAAGCCTATGAGGACTTTAAGAAAAAGGTTCTCAAACCAGAACAAGTTGCATAACCCTTTATTAACCAAGTGCCTGGGATAAATAACCTGGGCACTTTAATTCATACAAAATGGATTACACTATCTTCTCTGATAAGGAGATGCTTAAACAGGATAAAGAACTTGTCGAATTACATAAACGTTGTTGTAAGTCTTGGCTGGTTCAGCATTCACTTAAGCATTCTAAGATAAAGAAGTTCTTTATCGTTTACGATTGGTATATTAACCCTCATAACGTAAGGAATTTCTTTTTCAGGCCTATAAACCTTTTCATTCAGGCATTGCTTTTAGGGCAACTTGATGAAATATCCGATTACATTAATCCTAACAAAAATGGAAAACGAAAAAAGAAACGAACCAGAAAAGTATAACGTACTTTATTGCAAAGGCAAATATCAGTATAAATCTAAATATCCCCAAATAGAAACTAAACATAAGGTTATCTATGCAGGGCCAGTAGAACCAATGGCACCCATCTGGGATAATGTATCAGATATATTAAGGAAATCTGATAGAATTTGTACTGAATCTCGAAGAGAATTAAAGAAGTTAGAGGAACGTTCACAGAATAACCTTTACTTCAAGAAAAATGGTATTACCCATATAATCGTATACAAATGTTTAGAGAAATAGTTAAAGACCTATATATAGGCAAATCGAAGTTAACCATAGAATGTAACCAAAAGGAAATACCCCAAACTACTCTGGTTCAGGATGTATTACAGAATACTGGATTTACGGGTAATATGCCCGACTACGGTACCTATGGTAATTTCAAGGATGGGAAATTTGAGATTACTCCAATGATGCCTAAGCATTGCTTATTTATTACTGGAGTACCCAAAGGGGCAATCCTTGATAATTTCAGAGTTAGAAGAACATATTGGTCCTCTTATTATGAGGATGATGTAAGAGGGTACTTATTTCAGATTACAGATGAAAGTATACCTCGTTTAATAATCACAAACTAAATCTATATGGAAGCAATCGATTACGTAAAATTATTTAAGCTCGACCAAGAGAATTATGATTTTAAAAGGGAAGAGTTTATATCCGAATTAGGTAAAGAATTTCTAGATTATTGCCAAACCACTACAATTGGGATAGATAAAAAGACTGGCAATATATACTACTACCGATTTAGGGAAATAGTTAAGAATTTCGAAACTAAATTCTGGGCAATCTCAGAACTTAAAATAGGGGAACCATTAACCCAGAAATTATGGAAGGCCTTTTTCGCTACTCAGGTAGTTCCCCTAAGGCAAAGGTTATTCCCAAAGGTTCAGAAATTAATCGAAGAGCAAAAGGGGATAACCAATAACCGTAGTAAACAAGACAAAAAACCTACGAACCATAAAAAGGCAAACTATGGCAAGGGAAATCACAGACCTGCATGGGAATAAATTTAAGGTAGGGGATTATAAACTTTGCCTTAATATTCCCATCACTGGGAAAGGTAATTTAGTATTCACCAGGGACCTAATCTCTGGTGAACCTTTTAATTTATCAGTAAGTAAGAAAAAATATAAGGGATATTTCTATAACCTATCTTTGAATCTGTATGTAAGGTTCGATTTAGAGTATATGGGTTATGATGAAAGTTCCGATATCAGAAAATCTCATTTGTATGTCAGAAAAGGAAAATAAAATGGTAAGATTCCCAAGACCTATGGGGACTACTGCAATGGCATTAGAATATCAGAAGAACCCAAATGATGAACTTCTGATAAAGATACACAACTACATTATTAATCAATGGCTGATGGGTAATGGTGTATTATGTGGTATCACTTATGATATCAATACATTCTCATACCGTATGAGTATAGATATCAATTACATACGGGTATTTATGAGAGATAGGCTATTAAGCTCTAGAATATGGGATAAAGAAAAAGCAGAAGATTTACTTCAAGCGTTAATGGGAGAACAACTAGCATGGGCATTAGAAGACCGTATGGAAATAGCCCATCAGGTTAATATCCTAAGAGAATCTCAGGGAGGGAAATACGTACCGTTTATATCTGCCGAGCTGGGAAAGGCCCTTAAATTAAAGCTTGAATCCTCTACATCTCTGCAATCAATAGTACGTAATCTTACTGGAGGAAGTACTACAAATATCTTTGCCCAATTTAATCAACAGAACAACGTAACACAGCAAAATGCAATCACCGTTGAAGAGGCACGTCAAATCGTATTGGAATCACAAAGGGTATTAGATAAACCAGAAGAGGCTAAACTATTGGAGGATAGGTATGACATTAAGTCTCTACCTGAAGTAGTTGCTACTAAACAAGAAGGAGTAGATACAAGTAAAGAGGGTCTTAACCTTAATAAAGCAGAGTTAATGCAAATTACTGATGATTATAAGGGAGCTATGTCTTCATTCTCTAAAGAACATCATGAACTACGTAGAGAAATCGAAATGCGTATAGACCCAGACGAAGAAGACCCAGAGTTATACCAATATGAAGACTTTGAGGAAGAAGAGAAAGAGGACGGCTCATTTGCATCTCAATTCCTCCGAAATAGTAAGCTTCCATAGTTATATCCGGATATTGCATATTTAAAAAGAAAGAATTATATTTGCATATCAATTTTAAAATAGACAAAAATATGGAACTACCAAAGACATCTTACAAAGAGACTCAGGTTAACAAGGTTAATCAGGGTACATACTTTAAATTAAAACCAACTGATACTGCTCCAGTATGGGTAAGAGACCATTATGATAAATCATCTAAGACTTATGCTTGCCATAAGTATGATGACTCAAATCACGAAAAATTTCTCAAGGGAAAAAGGAAAATATACATTGACTTTACATTTTAATCACATGAACTTATTTAGACGAAAGAGATGCTGTAGTGAACTCATTGCTATTAAAAATGGCAACTTAGTATTCAAATTGAGTAATACTCATATCAATGCTGCTTATAATACTTTACAGGCAATAATGAGGAAATCTGGTATATTCGATGAGAATCTATATTTCGATGTCTATCAGGAATATCGGAAACATTATGCTATATACGACGTAGTACCATCGTTGCTAAGGTATAAGCTACCATTGATATTTTTAGGTAGATACCCAAAGAAACTATTCGATAATCAGTTTACCTTTGAGGAATTGATACCTAATGCTTTGGTATATCATAACTTACCAGAAAATTTCAGATTACCCGAAAGCTTAGAGAAAATCCTTTTAGAAGTCAAGAAAAGGGTATCTGCTTATATAGACCAAGAAGATATATCAGACCAGGGTTATAGGGATTTGGTTCGAACAAATTTCGTAAAACAATGGGATGTATTTAGAAAGGACCCATCTCTTATAGATTGCTATATGGATGCTCAATTGGGCATGCTATATATGTGGGCTAGAGTAGAAAATAAAACAATAGTAAAGAACATAATCGAAAGAACTCAAGATGAACTAGCTCAAGAGTTATTATCTAAAAATGACGAATATGGAAAATAAAGAAAAGTTTGCCTTCAGAAATGTAAACATGTCTCAAGGTGTAGAGGTAGAATTTATTAAATTGCTTACCTCATTAGAGACTAAAAGTGATGAAGATATTATTAAAGCTTTTAAAGCTCAATTATCTTCTGGAGTATTAACTTGCCATGCAGAAATGTTATCTAGAACACCAAATCAGATAATATTTCAAACATCTCAATTCAGTAAACCCTATAACTTTTACAAAAACTGGGAACTATGGGTATTCTCTAATATCCTGGGTGTATGGACTCTAAATAGGTTTAGGATATGATTACAATGAAAAACCTCCAAGTAGAGGATATAAAAGATGAATGGTTATATAATGCCTTAACACAGGGCATCAAGGAATGTATAACAGCCCCAGTCCTAACTTTGGACCCAACAAAACCAGAACCCATTAAGAGGGCAGAAATGATATTAGAGAATTTCTCTCAGGAGGATTCTCCAGTAGTAGCTACAGTGATTGCTCCAGGCAATTTCATACAAATGATATTACCGAAACATGAGATACTTCTCTCGGTGATGTTCATCTATAAGGAAAGGAATACCTATGTACAACTTGTAATACAAAAACTTGCTTATGAACGAGAAAAGACTACCACCAAGACTAATGGTTCTGCTAGTAGTACTGAAGGGTGAAAAGGTATATAAAGTACCTATTAGGTCTGAAATAAAATTAGACCACCTAAAGGATTTCAATACATTGAGGAGAATCCTTACACCTTTAGTACAACTATACCATGGGGTAGGTTTTGATACTAGACTTACTTACGATGAATTCAGTATCTTCATTAATGACCTACAACATTTGGGGTATGAACTGCTTAATGAATATCACTCGGGTATACAAGAATTAGTAGAAGCAAAACCTATCACTAAAAGTGACCAGGATATTGAGGAAATACGAAAAGGATTACTTATCTCTCTTAAATCTCAGGAGTTATCAGAGGTATTAGCTACTAAACTAAAGCAAGCCATACATGAAGTATTTGAAAAACGAAAAGAAGAAAGGTGGACTAATGTACAAGGAACCCTCTTTAGAACCTATGGAGAGTTCAATTATAAAAGAGGCTTTATACTTGCTAACTCCCCCCAATTACCTTAATAATTGAAAGGCAGTCTAATCCACTGCCTTTCTTAGCGTATACACATCCTCAGCCTCCCTAAAAATAAAAGGGATATATTTTAGTATTAAAATAAAAATGATTATATTTGCATATCAATTTTAAAATAGACAAAAATATGAAAACCAACTCAGTAACTTACAATCAAGACGAACAACTAACTAAGGTAGTTCGCAATTTCTTAGACAAGAAATCTACATTTGAACTTGACTCAGATGAAAAGGGTCATCTCTTAAATCTTCTAATGGGACTCCTCATTCAACTGGAAGAGGATTACAAACTCAATTGCTTGGATATCAACCAAATCCAAATATATGAGACTACCTATTATACATTTACATTCGAATCAGTGATAACTGCAGATACCAATCCCTATAAGGGACAATTAGCGGATGCTGCAATTCGGTTCATGAATGAATTTACCGATAACGATGGGAGGTTCATATCATTCAATCAACTCGATAGAAACAACTGGATTTTCCAACTTAATTTCTCAATCGCATGACAAAGTATAACGTTAGTCCATTAGTTGCTCGGGAGATAGAATTCTCCACGGGCACTATCTTTGGTGGTAGTTGGTGCCAATACTTTATTTCAATCACCCTACACCAATGCTATATAGAAGCAACATGGAAGACCCGTCCTAAAAATGATTTAGACGGGAACAAAGAAATCTTTAACTCTTTACAGGAGTATCTAGATTGGTTTGCTAATCTTAAGAAAACTTACGGGAGGAGAATATTCCGTAAACAAAGGGTATATGCTGCATACGATGAAACAACTCGTACCTTTAGTTACAAACCCTACGAGAATTGGGCTACAAGACGTTCTAAGGAGAAATTAAATAAGCCCAAGGAACCAATGCTGGCCGATGAATTATACTAATCCCTAACCAGTTAATATATCCTTAGGGAGTTCAGAAACACTAACATCTGGGCTCCCTTAATTATTGCATATTTAAAATAATTATTGCATATTTAAAATATTATTTCTATATTTGCATAAGAGAAAAATAAATATAATTATTAACCGACCTCGAACAGGGTCACAAAACTTATTTCTTATGACAACTATTAACGAAATCTCAAATCACATTATGGGTTACTTTGATAGAACTCTTGATGCTTTTGGTTACACTGCTCAATCAGTTAACGAAATCTCAAATCCGGATGAATCATACATGGGAACTCTCAATCTCCAATTCCGGGAGTATCCTATAGACGATGACGAAAAGGTAGAAACCTACTGCAGAGAATCCGATGCTTTTGAACAATACGTGATAGAATTCATTAATTCTCATTGGGATGAACATCACCCATTAAAAGAACTTAACCCTAATTCTCATTACATGTCAAACTCCTATGGAGATACTATCCAGGTACATTTCAATGATGAATCCCTTTTCATTATCATTACCATGACAGGGCAATATTAACAAAATCTTCTGGGAGGAACTCAAAACACCTCCCAGAACCTCCCTATTTATAAAAATAAAAGTAATTATAGAAACAAGTTTAGAAATAATTTTGTATATTTGCAGTGAGAAATATTTCTCAAATAATTTTAAATATAGACGTTATGAAAGAATTAAAAAATTTAGAGACCATCCGGGAACTGCTTGCTTCTCATCCCATTTATACTTATGATTACTCAGATGGTCTTCTTATTAACAAGGAAGATACCAATATCCAGGTTTACTCAATCGACTTAGAGGATGAACCTTTTGCTGCTTATATCTCAGGATATATCATCACATATGCTTCAGAGGAAGTTCTCTTCGAAAATCTCCGGGAAAACATTATTTCTCACATGGACTTAACAAAGGGTGCCGACGACCAATATTATGATTATTCACCCGCACAGGTAGAGGCTATCTTATTCGGAATCCTTCAATTAACCCCAGAACATCAGAATTATATCATAACCAGACTCAAAAAACATCTCCGGGAATTTATCCAAGACGATGAACAAGATGAGGACATGATATCCCAATATACCAGCATTTATAATGCTATCGAAAAATGGGAATCAGACCACAGGGAAACAGAAATCTTCCAACAACTTGCAGTATCAGAATTATTTAACCAACTAAATAAATAATCACTATGGTAAACTTGTATAAATTACTCAACGTACTGGAACAGGGCATGTCTCTGTTCCAACTTAATAAATGGAAAACCGAAGGCATCTGGTATCCAATCACCCAATACAAAAAGGAATCAGATGAAATTCGGGTAGTAACCAATTTATTTATTGCTGACCAAGAACAGTATCATATCCAACTATCAGGTAATTATCCAGAAGAATCTGAAGACTGGAACAAGTTTCTAGAGGAAAACCAATGGAAAATCTATCCCTTACTTGCAAATATAATGCAAGTCTTCTTGCCCACAGGGAACTACCAATTATTCTATACTCAATATCCACAGGGATTCATATCCATAATCGCTAAGCCCCATGATAAGTAAAGAACTCAAATCACAATTAAGTATTCTCAAGGAAACTAACCCAGAATATATTCAAACCCTAAAGGATGCCGTTACGGCATCCTATAAGGCAGAACTTCAGGCAATCAAACCCAGTTCTACCGAAGAAGAGGAACAACTCAATATCGAACTCAAGGACATAGTATTAAAAATACTATTTGGGCCTTTCTATAACTATTTCGTATCAGAATACGTAGTATCAGATACTATATGGGAAGAACAGGATAAACTAATCGAGGACTTATATTATTACTTCAAATCATGACACCGTATATTCAACAACAACTTAAAAAGCTAAGCGATATAACCATAATCGATATAATATCACTACCATGAAAAAGAAAGACCTAATATACATACCTCACCAAGATACTTGGACAGAACGTTTCCCTAATCCGGGCAGTAACAAAAATGATTACACTCTATACCTAAGTGATCCCCAAGCCCAATATAATAAGCTACTCCGTACCCAACAAACAAAATAAAGTATATCATCTCACAGCTAATAATCCTAACCCTATATACCTCATCACTAATCCTGGTATCCTACACCTATAGGATTATACTAAGATACATATAATAATACTAAAAATTATGAAATCACTAATTCTACTCATCGTAACAATCTGGCTTCTAATCCTAAATGAAGAAGCCTACCTAACAAAGAAATTCATCTACAGAATGAATTTAATCCTAATCCTTTTAGTATATGCCTTCATACAGGTATACCTAATCGAATAAATACCCACAAGGTACCTGGAATAAATACCGGGTACCTCCCACACCACCCAACACAAAAATAAAACAAAATCATACTAACGCTAACTAAGGTACATAATATAATACCCATCCCATCTATAACTAATATACCATCTATTAATATAATAATACCCAATACATATATCAAGGTACCTCACCGGGGGTTTTGGGGATTTAGGCAAACAAGGCAAGTGATAACCCCTCTACTATACAAAGCCACTCAACTCACTATATAGCCACTATACCATATAGCTCTACTACACACTTTAAAGGCAAACTCAAAAAGGCCTAAAAAGGCAAATAAATCCGACCATTAATGGCCCCTAAATCCGATTGCCATGAGTACCCTTTATATATATTATATTATATAGATTGCATTCAAGGTAATTCGAAGGTAGGGGATTATATAATACAGGTATGTTATGTAGCTTCTATGTATGTAGGTAGTATAGCTTTAGTACATCGTCGATTAATGGCCATCACAATTTACCCTGATTACCTTCACCAAGTTATTATATTAGGTATTATATAATAAGTATTGGGATTAGGTAAATAGGATTTGTGATTAGGCAATTAAAATTATTAGGTTTTAGGGCTAAAAGGTTTATAGGATTTAAGGCCTTCAAGGGGCATATTTAGGTAATATTCCTAGTAAGTATGTAATTTATTTGCTTAGTATTTATATTAGCATTAACTTTTGTATTCTAGGACAATTTTGTGATTTAGGGGTACCTTGATTGCCTAGAGCCATTAGGTATTATATTATATATTAGTTATAGGTAGGGAAGGTAAAGGGCAATCTCCATTCATGGCCTCGGAGATTTAGGCAAATATAATTCAAGGCCCTCAATAACCTACGAAGGCAATTAGGGTTTATTGCATAATTAAAATATAATATCTATATTTGCATCAGATAAATAAAATAATAATCACTTAAAACTCACTTACCTATGAACACAGAAGAATTATCAAACCGATTAACACAAATCGTACAAGGCATTACTAATACTCACCCTATTAGGATTAAGGCTACTATCGAGGTTTTCCTTGAAGAATTTGACCCAAGCCAGAACTATCTTCTCTCTATTTCAGATATAGAAGGCTATGAGACCCAATTTATCGAATTTGAGATTTGGGACAAAAATGATGGCCCTATACCTGGTATAAAACTTTTCAAGGATTTCAATATATACCTTGAACGAGAATATTGCGAATACTAACCAATTGCCCCAGGCCTAACTTAGGTACCTGGGTTTTTACTTACGCTAACTTAGTAAGCCCTTATAGGCTATCCTAATCTCTATAGGCTTACCATAGTCCCTATATAGCCTTATTGAATTAGGACCTAATAGGTTATTAGAGGGCAATAATGGGGATATAGCTAATCGGCCTTAATTCTTTATCACCTTAGTCCATTAATGGCCTTCAATATACAGGTATATAATACACTCTCAAGAGGACAGGCATAAGCCATATAGGATTATCCATATACATATCATATATGCCCACTACAAGGCGTGTGAAGATTACCCTTGTGAACCCCCAAAATTAAATGCAAATATTAAGTCCTTTTAGGGTGCACAATATTTTCTATTTTATGAATTTTTCACAAAAATAATTTTGAAAATAAAATTATTCATTTTCTCAAAAATTTTTCTTGAAAATGTTTGTAGATTAAAATAAAGTTCGTATCTTTGCAATGTGAGAAAAACAAAGCGATATTTGAATGAATTTTTAATTAAAACTTTTTAAGAAAATATTTTTCTAAAAAATTTTGTAGATTAAAAAATAGTTCTTATATTTGCAATACAGAAATGAAACAAACCTTATGAGATAGTTTAATAAGTCTTGAATATCTATCAAAAAGGTTATAAATAATAATAATAAAATATTCAAGCGTTTTTATTATGACAACAAAAGTAAATAAAGTGAGTGCAGAAAAAGCAAGTGCAAACAGCAAAGCAAATAGTTTAATTGCTTTAGACGTATTGAAAAGCGTAAAAGAAAAAAACGCGGGTCTTTTCAAAACTTCTTTAGGGACAAAAACAGAAATTTATAAAAAAGAACTTTTTGTAGGTGCAAACGAAAAACAAATTAAATCGTTACGCAAAAAGTTCAGAAACGTAACTTTCAATTTTCTTTCAACGATTGCAAACAATGCAGATAAAAAACTAATTGAGGGCTTTATAGACTTTTATAAACAAGTCTATGTAATAAACGATTTTTCTTTTTCTTCAATTGCAAGCGAAAACACTAAAGAAGAAAAGAAAGAGATATTAATAAAAGGTCTCGAAATTGTGAAAAAATCAATGAAGTAAAACAATAAAAATAAAATTATTATGTTATTAATTTTGTTTGTTATCTTATTAGCTGTTTTTGTTAGTGCTTTATATGTAGTTTATATTCTTTTAAAGTCAAATCATAGAATAATATCTACTATTATTGATGTGCAAACTTTTCAATTAATTAATATAGAGCAATTTCTACTACTTGAACAAATAAGCATGAACTATTTAAATGAAGTTGAATATACAATTTATAAAAAATTTTCTTTTAAAACTTTTTTACTATACTTATGTTATTGTTTAAATGAACAATTTGAAGAAAATTTAAATAATCATTTAGTAGATAATTAGAAAACGCAAAGGGACAAATAAAAGTTTGTCCCTTACTTTTTATTTTTAAATGTTAAATTTAACGTAACCGTACGCCCCATTTAGTACCCCACGATTTTAGGCTTTCGCTATAAGGGGTACCTTGAAGGCAAATACTCATTTTAGTACCACAACTTTCGAAGCCTTCGCATTAAGGGCATGCCCAGATATCCCACACCACACATGCCCACATAACACACAAAGAAGCCAGAGAATAAAACATCCCTGGCTCTCATCTACCTTATCCCTCTGGCAGATTACAATATCAAAGTTCTTTCTATAAACCAAACTTAAAAGAATATGGAAATAATAAACTTTAGAGCAGTGGAGAGATCCACCCAAGATGTATCTGTTACCATCAAGAGTGGTAACTCTGAGAGATGGGATATCCAATCCCAGAAAACTAAATATGTAAATGGCAAATTGTCCGGAGTTATTGGAGTTGGTTATTCTGCTAGCATCGATAACCCTGACTATCTTTTAGAAGAAGACAAGAGTAACAATCAGATTCAGATTACGGCATTAGCCGATGGTACTTCTGGGCTTTGTGTACTTACACAAGAAGAATCTGGCAATAAAATAAATCTTAATATTACTACTCCCGAAGAAAAAGAATATTGGGAAATACATTTTAATCCTATAGCCATCAATGGAGTAGACACAAGTGGTTTTTTTATTGCTACTACCAATATTAGTGGCGAAGGTGGATCAATGGCCGAGGGTACCTTAAATAAGAATTGGATAGTAAATCAAAATAGATATATGATTAATGTCTACATATTTAATATGTACCCGGGAGATTTCGAATTGCCTTGGTCCTGCCTTGATAAGGATGGTAATGCTTTTTCCCCTAATTACAATATACCCGATAACCAATACTTTACAATAAGAACAACTGGCTTAGGTTCCTATACTCTTAAAAAAGTTTCAAATCCCTCTGTTAGCAGTGGTACTCTTATACTCTCCAGTAGGTTTAACCCCACTAAAAAATATCCATTAGATTTGAACTTTTATTGGGGAGCTCCAACCTAAGACTTATATTGAGATTAAGATAATATCCCAATTATAAAAGCAATTACCCAAAATATCAGAGCCAAGGTATATGCAACAGAATACCTATGCCAGGGATACCAGCAGGTAATATAAGAATCTACTTTTAGTATTTCTGGATGTTCTTCTTCGTATTTTTTATCCTCTTCTCTAGAATCATACTTATATAATATGAAGAAAGGTAAGAATACGAAGAAGATTATTAATGTAATTGGGAATAAGAGTAGGAGAATTATCTCCCACCCTTGCATTGATGACCCAGCATAATTACCATCTCTGTCAAAAAAGTATCTCATAGTAATTTGTATTTTATGTATCTGATTAATAGATAAATCGGAAATAGAGGTAATACTATCCATACCGAGATGAATAAAACGAGAGAGTGTATTTTGTGAGTATAGGGTAAATAATCCAAGCAAGCCCTTACAAAAAATACAGTGAATGGCAAACATACCAAGTAAATTATTGCTAATACAGTAGTCATTGTTCTTTGAGGTATTTGTTAATAATCTTGGTAAGCTTCTTATCAAATTCAATCATCATATCGAAAGCATCTGTATCTTTCATACTTTTCATTTCCTTGTCAAGGAACTCTATGTTTCTCTTAATCGAGAAATAAGCCTTATATGCAAGGAATACTCTTTCATTTTCTTCGGTGAGTGGAAGAATTTCCCCCTTTTGCCCATCCAATCTTGGATATGTATTATCAGGACCGAGAGTTCTTGCAACTTTTACCCGGTTACTGAGCATTGCAAATCCACCTTTCTTATCGATGGATTCTACTGTTACTTTCTCTGTGATGGGTCTTCCTGATAATGTGAAGAGAACCTCATCACCTTCTTTGAGCTTTTTGATTTCTTTCTTTTCTTTTTTCATATCTTTATTTATTAAGAATTTTTCTTTATGCAAATATACGAAATTATTTCTTATTTATTGCATTATCAATCATATTTTTAATAAATTCATAGGCATTGCCCCGATAATCTTCTAGCATTTTGTATTCCTGTGGAGATAGAATTACTCCGTTTACTTTAAAAGCATCTCTTAGATGCTCTGGTATAGTGCCCTGGTGAGTGATGTTATTATAACGGATAATGAAAAGCTTCTCTCGGTCTTCATCAATAACTCCAAGAGTGTTTACTGGTTGGAGTTTAGTTTGGTAAATACCGCCAAAAGCCGAGGGCACCATTAAAATATTTCCGGGAATTTTAGTTACCCAGTGAGAATAATCTGGAGTAATTACCGCAATTTTACCCTCTTTCTCAAGCTCTTTATCATAAGCTAATCGATTAAACCAAAAAGCACATTTAAAACAAACTTGTTTTCTTGCCATAAGTTGGGGAATCTCTTTAGTTTCATCGAATTCCTCTAAATTAATTGGTTTGCCACATATCTGGCACTCATTTTTCTTGTCCATATTGCATTATTTTATAAGTTATATATGATAATAGAACCTCTAAACATATTGAAAATGGGTTATAAGCAATACTTTTGTTACTAAAATTGAACCATTAAAACTGATAAGTTATGGATAAACTAACAAATGAAATGATTAAAGACCTTGCTATTCGCTTAGGTCTAGAACCTGCTCTATTGAAGGCTGTTCAATTGGTAGAAGCAGCAGGTAGAGATGGGTTTTTAGCTGATGGTAGGCCTCAAATTCTCTTTGAGGGTCACATTATGTACAAAGAAGTACATAAGAAATTCCCTGACAGAGATTTAGCTTACCTTTGTAAGAGATATTCTACGATTTTCTTCCCTAAATGGGATAAATCGAAGTACTTGGGAGGTGTACACGAGTACAAAAGACTCGAATTAGCCAAAGAAATTGACGAAGAATGTGCATTGAAGTCTGCAAGTTGGGGTATGTTCCAGATTTGTGGGTTCAATCACAACCTCTGTGAATGTAAAGATGTCTTCGAATTCGTTCATAAGATGTCAGAATCTCATGCAAATCAACTAGAACTCATGTATTATTTCATGAAAAACTCTGGTTGTTTGAGTAATCTCAAAGAAAAGGACTGGGCTGGCTTTGCCAGAAAATACAATGGTCCCGGGTATGCCCAGAATGCCTACGACCAAAAACTAAGAAATGCTTACGAAAACTTCAAAGATAAATTATGAAAAGATGTCATTTTAACAGCTGGGTAGCAAAAGTATTTCTTTTCCCCAGTTACAAAGCAATTACTCTGGTGTATAACTCATTCTTCAAACACAAAGTAGAAGAGTGTAAACCCGATGATATCAATCATGAATGTATTCATCAGATACAGCAGATTGAATGTAGTATAGTGGGTTTAGTACTTGGTATCATACTCTGGTTATCATTTGGTATATCCTTTTGGTGGGTAGTGGCTCTGACTTTTGGATTCTTCTACCTTTGGTATGTTATCGAATACCTAATTATCCTGTGCTTTGCCAAGTGGGATAAACAGAACGAAAGATATCATGATGTAAGTTTCGAAGAAGAAGCCCACAATAATGATAAGAATCTGAGTTATTTGGAAGACCGTAAGCCATTTGCTTGGATTAAGTACATTAAATTGAGAAGCTACAAGAAATGAAAAAATTAAAAGTATTAGGGGTGTCTGCTGGTGCAGGCATCCTTTTGTTCCCTTTTAGAAAGAATTTGATAGCTAATATAGAAACTCGAGGAGTATTTTATACTAAAGGCTTAGAGCAGTGGAAATTGAACTTTGGTGGTATACCCTATTATAAAGATGAAACCTTCCCAGATTGTAAGCCAGACATCATACTTTCAAGTCCAGACTGTGGAGCATCTTCTATTATGAGGCTTTCAAAAGTAAAAGAATTGGGCAATCCCCAAGAGAATAAATCCCTGAATCTAGTAATTCAATCAATCTTACATTATAAACCTAAGATATTTCTTATTGAAAACTTACCTCGTTTGCTATCTTTGCTCCCAAAAGAATATCTTCAAAAAACTCTTGAAGACTATAAACTTATTTTTCACGAAAGAAGCGTTTCTGACTACGGTAACTCACAGTTATCACGAAAGAGATTACTTATCATTGGAGTACATAGAAAAACGGGTAAGAAATATTTGAATGCTTTTGATGAAGTATTTCAAGTAAAAAACCCAACAATTACTAGAAATCTACTTAAACCACTCACATTCTCTCAGGAAAATAATACTAACCAGATTCCGTTTATGAGTAAAACTCTGGCAATGTATGACTATCGGAAGCTTCCTGAAAAGAAGAATCTTACAGTAGCAAAGATACATAGACTCTGGGTTAGAGATTTTAAAGATGAAAAGAAGTGGCCTATCAAAACTGCAAAGATGAGTACTCTCCCAGGAGTATATCGATTGGAGTATGATAAACCACCATTAACTCTCAGACCTGCAGATAGGCAATTTAGACCAGATGGATACCCCTTGGGAATCGAAGACTTCAAGGCAATTATGGGATTCCCAGATAAATTCAAAGTTTACCTTCACAAGAATGGTGATACCTTCGAAGGTGATTTTAAGGATTACCATTATTGGCTTAACAAGGCAAGATATACAATTGCCAAAGGGGCAGTAGGTGAAATAGGTTATTGGTTTAAGGAATGCCTCAAAAAGGCAAATACCAAGAAACCTTGAGTTTCAGCTTTATATATAAAGTCTTATATATAAGTTTCTGGGGTGCCTTGAAATATATAGATATATAATATACTACGTATATATATCTATATATTTATCTGCATGTATATAGCTATTCATATATCATATCGTAAGTAGTATATTTGGATATTATCTCACTTCGTTCGATAAAGGTAATCGCTAAGCGATTACCGAATAGAGTATCATTAAAGCGTGCGACTATTTCAATTTGAAAACTTAATATATCGGATTATGAGAATGATTAATGCAAAGTACCCAATTACCGAATTGAACATTAACAACATCCTTAAGTTCTTTCGGATTATTTATCGGAATTTACCTTCGATACGTTTTGAGATTATTGAAACCAAAAGTACTTTTCAATTCAAGTTCCACATCATTAAGTCAAACTTAAGTCCAGTAGAACGTTATTGGTTGAAGAGTAAGATTAAGAAATTCATCAAGTATGAAGACATTTAAGAGGGCCTTGTTTATTGTACTTCTAGGATTTACTATTTACCTTTGCTTCAGGAATTACAAACTTTCTCGAGAGGTTGATTCCCTGGAACTAGCGGTCAATGAAATCCCAGATACAGTATACACAGAGAAACCCTTCAAACCAGAGAAGAAGTACTCAGAAAAAGTTGAACCAGGTAAAATCTTAGTTCATGATAATAAGCAGCCAACTCTCTTTCCTGATTCCATGCTAAGGCAGCCAGTTATCAGTAACCAAGATTCCCTGGTTCAAATTGTTTTGAAGAAAGATAAGTTGAACTTAAGTCTGTTCAATAAGGAGACTAACACTTATTCAACTAGACTATTCCCAATCGATTTAGATAAGTACAACTACAACTGGTATGAAGGTCAATTAACTCGAAAGAAAGTTGCAAGGTTATCACTTAAGTCCTATGTTTACGGCAAATATAGACCTTTCAATAATCTCTTCGATATGGGAGCTGGTCTTTCAATCAAGACTAAGAGATTTAATTACAAATTCGGAGTCAATACCTTTTACTACCCGAAGATAAAATCAGGGATGGGTACTGACATCGAATTTCAAATAACGTATAACTTTTAAGTAATGGCAAAGACTATCTCAGAAACTAGAACTACATTAACTCGGGAGGAGCTATCAAACCTATCCCGAGTTTCTAGTGATGTTTTCTTTTTTAGCCTTTTTTGCTATGTGATACATCCAGTAAGAGGAAAGGTAAGATTTGATTTATACCCATTTCAGAAATCAGTTCTCTACAATTTCATTGCCCAACGATTCAATATCATTCTCAAATTCCGTCAGGCAGGAATTACAGAACTTATTTCAATGTACTGTCTTTGGTTGGCGATGTACCATCCCAACAAAAAGATAAACATCATCTCTATCAAAGACACAACTGCTAAGAAGGTGCTTAAGAAGATTAAGTTCATGTACAAGAATCTTCCATGGTACCTTCAAACTCCCATAATCAATGGTAGAGCTGGAGAATACGGTTCTGCTTCCATGATAGAATTTGATAATGGGTCATTTATTGAATCAATTCCGACATCATCCGAAGCCGGTCGTTCGGAATCCCTTTCTCTTCTGGTAATTGACGAGGCAGCAGTAGTAAGATGGGCTGCTCAAATTTGGGCTGCTGCATTCCCTACTCTTTCCACTGGTGGAGCTGCCATCGTCAATTCCACTCCCTATGGAGTTGGTAATTTCTATCACTCAACTTGGGTAGATGCCATTGCAGGAGGTAATCCTTTTAACCCAATTCGATTATACTGGCAAATGCACCCAGAACGAGATATCAATTGGTATAACCAAATGTCTTCTGCTTTGGGAGCAAAACGAACTGCACAAGAAATTGATGGTGACTTCTTATCATCTGGTAATACAGTCTTCGACTTAGCCGATATTAAAGCTATCGAAGACTGCCTTAGTGATTACCCAGTTATTAAGAAGAGATTTAATGGTCAATACCGACAATTCTGTGAACCCGAATCAGATAAAGAATATTTCATTGGTGCAGACGTTTCAACTGGTAGAGCTTCTGACTACTCTTCATTTACTTGTATGGATAAGCTAGGAGAAGAACAAGTAGTATATAAGGGAAGAATGGCAGTGGGAGCTTATGCTAAGTTACTTGGTGATACTGGGAAGTTGTTTAACTGGGCAGTAATAGCTCCAGAATCCAATGACGTTGGTTTATCAGTAACTTCTAAGCTTCAAGATGAAGGCTACCCTAACCTTTACTACTACCAGAAGATGCTAAAGAAAAAAGGTAAAAGTAGACCTGAAATGGATAAATCCCCTGGTTGGTTAACCACCCAAAAGAATCGTTCAGTGATAATAGAAAACTTGGAAGAAGATATTCGATTAGATCACGTAATCATTAAGGACCCATTCTTTGTACAAGAAGCTTATACCTTCATTTATGATGGTTTAGGTAGACCTGTTGCAATGGGTAAACATAGGGCTAACAATTCAGCTGTAGATGTAGACCTTGAAGGAGACGTATATGCCGATGATGATATCTTTGGAAAAGCAATATGTAATCACATAAGGAAAGGAAAAACTAACGTAATCGTACAACCAAGATGAAAAAGTACTTCAATTTTAGTTGGGGTTGGGGACGTAAGAAGGACCCTCCCAAGAATGGTACATCCTCTAATAAAGAGGAGAAGCCTGCCACATCAATTTCACCTGGTAGGGTTTCAGTTGACGATGATAGCGATAACTTAATTACATCATTACAAGGGTTGACTAAATTAGTTGAACCCTCTTTTCGTGTTGATGTGATACCTTTAATTCGGGATTTATATAAAGTAAATCCTGATATGGGCATCGCATTGCAAGATATGTTTAAGTTAGCTAACACCAGTCATACAGTAACTTTCCCTAATAATACCGATGAAGAGGCTTCAAAGATGAGAGAACATCTTAAGAAAGCCACCAAGGGATGGACCAGATACACTGCCGGTATAGATGGTTTAGTTAACAAAATGATTGTTCAACTTCTTGTAAGTGGGGCAATATCTGTAGAAGGCGTACCAAATGACAAGCTTGATGGATTGGCTACTGTATTATTCCTTAAACCAGAGCATATCAAGTTTAAACGGGAATTAAATGGGGTGTATGCTCCTTACCAAAAGAACATTAATTTCTTTGTTAAGCAACAAGATTACATTAAACTTAACCCCGAAACCTATTTTTATGTTGGTATGTTCAATGATACAGATGAACCTTATGGAGTTCCTCCCTTTATGCCTGCATTGGATTCCCTCAAAGGACAAAATGATATGAAGATTAACTTCAAACATATCATGGAGATTTGTGGTATGGTGGGTTTCTTAGAAGCTAAGATGCAGAAATCTCCACAAAGGCCAAATGAGAGTATCAAAGCTTATGAATCCAGATTATATCATGAACTCAATATCCTCAAACGTAATGTTAAAGAGGGTATGAAGGATGGAGTAGTTGCTGGTTACATAGATGACCATGAATTCAAACTAAATTCTACTACTAAGGAGCTCGGTAATATCGAGAAGCCTTGGAATATGAACCAACAATCTGTAGCAAATGGGTTGGGAGTTAATGGCTCTATCATTGGGGTATCATCTACTACTGGTGAAGGTGCAACTGGTATAATGCTGTCTAAGATGATTAGCCAGTTAAAAAATATCCAAATGCTTGTAGCTTATGTATTAGACCGACTTTATTCTCTAGAACTGCGTCTGGCAGGCTTTAATAATAAGGGAATGAAGATTGATTGGGGAACTTCTACAGTTTCTGATGAAGTTAAAATCCAACAAGGTCTTCAGTATAAGATACAGAACCTTGACTTATTGTATAAGGCTGGTATCATTAGTCAAGAGCAATATGCTTGGGCAATGGGTTATGATTCTCCTGATGAGAAAGAACCAAGAGTTTCACTTGAGGACCAATTTGCTAAGGGAGGTAATACAGACCCACAAGAGGGTACCAAGAAGAAACAAAGGCAGGATGATAAAAACCAATCTGCTCGTAGGTCAAGAGATAAGACAAACCCGGCTCCTTCTCGAGGAGACCAAAATACTAAAGCAAGATGAGTAAATTTACAAAGAAAAACAAAGAGCATCTTGATTCTATGGTGATAGGTCAAGGCCATACCATTATGGCTGGGTATATCCCAGAAGCAGTGGGAGCCAAGGCTTTCTCAGAGAATTATTACAAATGGAAAAATCCTACACCGGATTCCATTGCTCAATTTGGATTTTGGGGAGGGGATATAGATTATAATACTTACTATCCCAACCTAGACAAATCGGAACTAACTCCTAAGGACGAAGAGTTTATCGAACCCATGTTTAGGTTACTTTCTGAAACGATTGTATCCAAGAACTGGAATCCTACTGACTTTGGTCAGAATGGAGTACTTAAGGCTTCCATGAAAATGTTACTCGGGCAAACAGTAAATTGCGACCATGAAACAAATATTGGTAATGCAATTGGAGCTGTATCTCAAGTAATGTGGCAGGAGTCTTATAAGGATGGAAGCTTTACTATACCTGCAGGTATCAACGGTATTTTGAAGATTGATGGTAAAGCTAACCCAAGAATTGCTAGAGGTATTCTTATGGAACCTCCTTCAATTCATAGTAACTCGGTAACAGTACAGTTTAAGTGGGATAAATCACACCCAGGAATGGAAGATGGTGAATTCTATCAAAAACTTGGTACTTATGACTCTAAGGGTGAAATGGTTCGTAGAATAGTTACTGAGGTAGTTCGATATATGGAAACTTCTTTGGTTTCACATGGTGCTGATTCATTTGCCCAGAAAATTGGCTCGGATGGTAAAATCATTAACCCAACCTTTGCCAAAAGAACTTGGGCATCTTATGAAGAATACCGAGATGATAAATCGAAGCAATACTTCTTTACTGATTATAAATCAGATTTAACATCATATCAAGAAAAGAACGATACTCAGGGTTCTTTTAATGATAATGATGCCAATGATAATCATTCAAATAAAGATAACATGAACGAAGAATTACTAAAATTTCTTGAAAGCCTTTTCGGGGATAACATGCTTACCCTGGAAGAAGGTAAAGAGATGAATCAGGAAAATGTAATTGCCTGCATTCAGACTTTGGTATCATCCAGAAACGAATTGCAAACTTCGGTAGATAATCTTACTACAGAGAAAACTTCTCTTACGGAACAGATTACCAACTTGAATGCCGAAGTAGCTAACTTGAAGGAAATGGCAACCGTAGGAAAGAATCACATTGCTTCTCTCCGTGAAAATGCCGTAGAAACCTACAAGAAGTTGATGGGTGATAAGGTAGATGAGACAATCGTTACGATGCTCAATGCCGAGACTACTGGTATTACTACTCTTGTTTCCTTGACAAAGGATTACCAAGCTCGCTTGGAAGAGAAGTTCCCTCTCACTTGCTCAAAATGTGGTTCTAAGGACGTCAACCGTGCTTCCTCAATTGCTGAGGATGATACCGAGGGTAAAACTGGAACCCAGGGTACTGATACCCAACGGAATTCAGAATCTCCGAGTACTAAGAATGTAATCGATAACTTGTATCGAAACAAAATCAAATAACTAATATAAATAATCCGCGTTATGGAAAAAACTAAAATCGTAAACGACCCTCAGCAACTTACTCTCTTTGGGGAAAGAACCCCGAGAGCGGTGATTTACAAAAGTGAGTCACACAAATTGCACCAGGCTTTCAATGTTAAAGCTGGAGAGAAAATCGTACAGGGTATGCCAGTAGCTTTGAATGAAGAAGGTTTGATTTACCCTTGCACTGATGTAGCTACTCAAGTTTATTTGGGTGTAGCAGTAACGGATAACGTTAACCCTGCTTATCAACCTCAAAGAAATTTCCCGGTAGAGGTAACAGTAGCTATGGAAGGTTACATGATTTGTAACTGGGTATCAAACGGAAATATCGAAGCTGGCTATGTAACTCCCGATGGAGAATTGCTTAACGATAGATTCGTAAAAGCTAACCAAGCAACTTCAACCCAGTTCATTGCCCTTAATCCAGCAGAAGAGGCAAATGAGGTAATTCAAGTACTCATCAAATAAGAGAAAAGAAGTTATGGAAAATAAAATAGATATTACAAAGTTGAAGGCTCAAGATTTTATGAATGAGCTGCCGGAAATGGTAAGAAGCTTGGAAGCTGTTCGTTCCGGTTCACAGGACAAGAAGCCTGTAGAGGTAACTTTTGGAGAATTGGTTACCGGTAAATGGGGTATTTCAGAAGATGAACTTTTTGAAAAGATGGGCATCAATCCAAAAGTGGACACGATGCAGAACATCTTTACAATGCCTCAACAGAATATTCGTTGGATTGTTCCGGAAATCATCCGTGCTGCTATCACATTGGGTATGCGCCAGGCTCCGTTCTATCCAAATATCATTGCATCTGACCAACCAATCAATGGTTTACAAGCAATCATGCCGATGGTTAACATGTCGGATGCTGCCCCTGCAAAGGTTAATGAGGCAGAAACTATCCCATTGGGTGATGTTAGCTTCGGACAGAAATCAGTTAGCCTCTTCAAAATCGGAAAAGGTTTCAAACTTACTGATGAGGTTCGTAACTATGTTTCACTCGATGTCTTGGGAATCTACCTTCGTGATTTTGGTGTTCAGTTGGGTTATGCTCTGGATACTCTGGCTATGGACGTTGCTATCAATGGTAACAACCCTGATGGCTCTGAGTCTGCTCCGGTAATCGGTGTATACGAAACAACTAATGGTATCACTTACAAAGACCTTCTGCATATTTGGGTACGTGCTGCTCGTATGGGACGTAACTTCCAAACTATGATTGGTGGTGAAGACCAGGCAATCGAAATGCTGAACTTGCCGGAATTCAAGGATCGTCACTCTGGTACTACAGAAGCTACCCTGAATGTTAAGTCTCCTGTTCCCAAGAATGCTGACTTCTACATTCACCCGGGTACACCCGACCAACAGTTGCTGTTGATTGATACATCTGCTGCCTTGATTAAGCTTACTGCTCGTCAGTTGATGCTTGAATCTGAAAGAATCGTTTCTAACCAGACTCAGGCAATCTATGCAAGCTTGACTACTGGCTTCTCTAAGATGTACCAGGATGCAACTCTGTTGCTGGCTGCTGACAAGAAGTTCTCAGAATTCGGCTTCCCCGAGTTCATGAACGTAGACCCATATTTGATGGTTAACCTAGAATAATAAGGGACGTCCGATTTCATCTATATAAATTCCCTGAGAGGGTAGGTAACTAAAAAGACCTATCCTCTCTTTAATCATTTTTAAATCTTAGGAAATATGGCTAAAGATAAATATACAGTAACTGTGGGACCAAGAGCTTACAGTTTTCATGACCAATCAACTGGTATTACCGTTTGTAGAGGAGAAGACAAGGAACTCTCTCGTCGTCAATTCCGTGCACCAAAGATTCAGAAGGCAATTGCCTCTGGCCATCTGATTATCATTGCTGATAAATCAGAAATCGAAAAGTATTCAGAGGCCGACATCGAAAAGTTGGATAAGAGACTGAATGCTCAGTTCAAGAAAGGCATGACTCTTGAAAAACTTGCAAAGGGCTATTCCCTGGAAGAACTGAAACTGGTAGCAGGTCTTCATGAAATCGTTGCCGAGAAAGATGATACAGTAGAAACACTTATTCAGGCTTTGCTGGAAGAATTCGAATCCTCTTCTAAAGGGTAATATATGAAAATTACATAAGACAGACTAATATGAATAACAATCTGGACTTTTTGTACGTTACGTCAGGTCTGGAAGTTTCATTCAGAGTCATATCCAAAGTCCCGGCCAAATCCATTTTTGACTGGGACTTTGGCGATGATAAGGGAGAGGTTTTCAATGGTGGAAGACATGTTTCCTATTCTTATGAAACTCCCGGTTTCTATACAGTAACCCTACATGTAACCAACTCTAATGGTTTAGATATCACCGTAGATAAGACTCTGGTAGTTTGTGATTATGGTCATACGGCATTAGCCGATACAATATATAACTTAATCGACCACTATATTCCTTCAGAGATATCAGAGGGAATGACCAGGGAAGATAAATCTATCTACATCACCAAATGGCAATATTATATTGGTCCTCTAGTAAATCACCAAATTCCTGCAGATAAGTATACTGATGAATTATGGTATGAAGCACTAGAAAACCAATTAATAATGGAATTGGCAGCATGGGACTTTCTCAATGTGAAGATACTTAATCTATTAACAAGTACTTCAGAATACCTAAGTCAATTAACTTCTACCAAAGAACAAACTGGTGATGGTACTTCTAAACCCGAACTTGCCCGAGGTGATAGGATAAAACAAATCACTACTGGGCCTACTGAAGTGCAATATTATGATACCTTGGCAGATGCTACAAGTTCCCTATGGAAAACACTTTCTCAAGCAATGCAACCAGGTGGATTAATAGATGAATTAAGGAAGAACCTTTGTATGTTAGCTTCACGATTGGAAATCTACTTACCGTTCTGTGATGAAGTATTTAGAACCGTAGTCCCAAAAGTAGTTAACAGAAGGCAACCTGGAGTATTAGATGGGCCAAATCCAAGTGCTCCAGTGAAAGGTGGTAAGAAATCAATTCTAACTAAGTTATGACAAAAGAACCCTGGAGAATGGTAAAGAACCGCTCTTGGGATAGATACAAGAAAATTATCACTGACTTCTTAGATTGGGATGCTGGTAGGCAATCCATAACCTGGGCCAAACATGTTAATCAGCTTCTCAGTCATGCCGAAGACAGTATACCTAAATATTATAACATCCAAATCGAGGCATTATGTTACTACAATGCTTTCAGAAACTGGCCTATCAATAAGGCAACTATTTCAGGAGAATTGGATGATGAAAACTTATCAATACTAATTTCTAAATCTTATATAGAACAAATCGGTTATCTTACACCGGAAGGTTATTGGGATTTTAATTGGGAACAAGATAGGTTTGTAATTAATGGTATAACGTATAAGCCTTCTGGAGATACTCAGACTGCTCAGGCAAAGGATGAGGCTTTAGTTTTCATGATTATCCTAAAGAGAGACCGAGATACCAAAGTTGAATTTGTAGAATAAAAATAAAGTATATGGCAAAGATGTTAGTACTGAGGTGGACACCAATTACTACAAACAGTGGAATTTGGTTTGATAGTAATCTGGTTATCCTCAATGGTACCTCTGGAGTTCATATTGAAATGAAAGGTAATGGCAATGATGTAACGGCATTTCAATCGATGACCGGAAACAAATTTGTCACCTGCTTTCAAGATTACTTCGGGGATATCTGGGATAAAATAATACCTCATCCTGGTATAGGCCAGGTAATAAAGTTCCGTGTAAATAGGCTTCCTGATTATGCTTGCATACGGGGAGATATTGAGGACGGTGGAGATGTAGACCCCGAAAATCCGGATGTACCAATGAATGCCTTCTGTGGTTCAGAGGGAGAACCATTCAGGGATATCGATTCTGAATTCTTACTGGGTCGTCAACGTGCAGTAATTAATCCTTAAATTTTATAAAATATGTATGTAAGTAAGTATTATACCTGCGAAGAAATAGACCAGCGGTTATTACAGGGTTACTATGATGACTTTGTTAAAGCTGGCTTTGGAGGAACTATAAATGAGTTCTGGGCCTTCGTACTTTCTATCAAGAATAAGGTAGATAAGAAAGAAGGATACGACTTATCGAAAAATGATTTTACCGATGAGTTGAAGGCTAAACTTGATGGCATCGAAGAACATGCAAATTATATCACTAAAGTTTCTCAGCTTGAGAATGATTTGAAATATCAAACCGAGGAAGAAGTTAAACAGATGATTAGTGATTTGGTTGATGGTGCTGATGATGCCCTTGATACTCTTAAAGAGTTGGCAGAAGCATTGGGCAATGACCCCAACTTTGCAACTACTATCACTAATAAATTAACCGACCTTCGTACTGCTTTAACCGAAGAGGTTAATCGTGCTAAGGAAGCCGAAGCTGATTTGGGTGCTGCAATAGCTGCAGTTCAGGATAACCTAGAATATGGGTTAGACCAAATCAATAAGAAGATCGATACCGTTAAGGCAGACTTAAAAGCCGAAATTGACAGAGTTGAGAAGAAGGTAGATAAGAATGCTGAAGATATCAAAGACCTTGAAGATAAGGTAAATCAAGGTAATGATGAACTTGAGAAAGAACTTAAGGACCTTATTCAAAAGGAAAAAGATGAACGTATCGCTGCCGATAATGAGATTAAGGAAAGTGTAAATAACCTTAAGACTCTTCATATCAATGATAAGGCTGCACTCGAGGCAAAGATTGCTGAAGAAACTGCAAATCGTACCAATGCAGATACCGTACTGGATTCTAAGATTAATGAAGAAATCACTAATCGCCAGGCTGATACTTTAGCTCTTCAGGGTAAGATTGACCAAGAGAAGGTAGACCGTCATTCTGAGGACCAAGTTCTTCACAACGAAATCTCTAAAGAGGTAACAGACCGTACTAATGCAGACAATGCTCTTCAAGGTAAGATTGACCAGGAAGCTCAAGCACGTACTGCTGCAGACCAGGTATTACAGAACAATATAGATTCAGAGGCCACTACTCGTGCTGCTCAGGATTTAGTTCTCGAACACAAAATTGAGGATATAAAAGAGCAGGGTGTAGAAGACAAAGAACAATTGCTTAATGCTATTGCTGCCGAGGCTGCTGCTAGAGAAAAGGGTGATAAAGACCTTGATGCTAAGAAGGTAGATAAACGTGAAGGTTATTCTTTGACCAAGAATGACTTTACTGATATCCTCAAAGCTAAGCTTGATGGGATTGAAGAGAAGGCAAACTATATTACCCATCTCTCTCAGCTTATCAATGATGCCGGTTTCCAAACTGAAGAAGAAGTAAATGCTGCTATCCAAAAGATTATTGGTTCAGCACCTGAGGTACTTGATACTCTTAAGGAAATTGCCGATGCCCTTGGAAATGACCCCAACTTTGCAACTACTATCACTAGGAAGTTGGCTGCAATCACAGAACAGGTTAACCAAGAAATCGAAGACCGTATTGCAGGAGACGAGGCAAACAGTGCTGAAGTAGCTGCTGAAGTTCAAGCTCGTAAGGATGCAGATACTGCCCTTGAAACTAAACTGAAAGAATACGTAGACAATAAGTCTGCTACTGGAGATGCTGCACTCGGAGTTGTAAGAGATAACCTTAATAAGGAAATCCAAGACCGTAAAGATGCCGATGCAGTAATTCAGGCTAACTTGGATAAGGAGATTGCCGAAAGAAAGACTGCTGATGAAGCATATACTCAAAGTCTGGCTAACGTTAACCAGCGTATCTCAGACTTGGCTTTGAGTATGCAAGAGTCTATCAATACCTTGCGTAATGAGCTTACCGAGCAGGTAAATGCCAATACTACGGCAATCGCCACTAATCAACATAATATAGAAAGAAATTCAGAGGCAATCACAAACTTAACTAAGACTGTAGGTGATAACTACAAGGAAGTTAAGGATATGATTAACGAAGAAATCGTTGACCGTACGAATGCCGACAGTGCTTTGAGTTCTCGTATCGATACTCTCAATATTGACCTTAATACTGAGAGTGTAGAAAGAAAAGCTGCAGACCAAGTTCTTCAGGTAAATTTGGATAAAGAAGCAGCAGACCGTACTGCAGCCGATAAAGCCTTGAGTACTGAGTTTACGGCTAAATTGGATAATGCTAAGCAGGCTTTGGAATCTGAGGTAGCTAGCCTTAATACTAAGCTTGAACAAGAAAAGGAAAACCGTATTGCTGGTGATAATGCTTTGGGAGTTCGTATTGATTCTCTAGAGGCAGGTAATACCGATGCTATGAATGAATTAAAAGCAAAGGTAAATGCTAATACTACTGCTATTAATGCAGAGAAAGACCGAGCAATTGCCAAAGAGACTTCACTTGAGGCAAAGATTGATACCAACCTTCAGAACCATAAAGATGATATGGCGGGTATCAACCAAAATATACTTACCGAAAAGAATGACCGCTTAGCTGGTGATACCGAGTTGCAGAATAATATCGATAAGGAAGCTACAGAACGTGCTAACCAAGATACCCTTATTAATAATGCTATTGCTCAGGAAAAAGCAGATCGAATTGCTGCTGACCAGGCAATGGATGGGAAGAAGGTAGATAAGGTAGACGGTAAAGTACTTTCTTCAAATGACTTTACTGACTTGCTATATGCCAAGTTGGATGGCATCGAAGAACATGCTAACTATATCACAAAGGTATCTGAATTGTTGAATGATTCGGATTTCCAAAATTCTGAACAAGTAGAGGCAGCTATCCAAAAGATTATTGGCTCTGCTCCAGAGGTACTTGATACTTTGGCCGAGATTGCTAAGGCTCTCGGTGATGACCCCAACTTTGCAGCAACTATGACTGCTAAGCTTACTGAGTTGGAGAATAAGCTTGAAGCTGAAAAGAATCTGCGTGAACAAGGAGATAATACTCTGCAACAGACTTTCACTAACTTAAGTAATACTCTTACTACTACGGTAAATGAGTTGAGAACTTTCGTAACTGAAACTCGTACGGAGCTGTTAACTTCCTTGAATGCTACCAATGCTCTGGTAACTCAGAATGCTGCTAATATTCAACGTAATCTGGAATTGATTCAGGGTATTCAGGGTAACATTAATGGTAACTATACTGCCATTACCGATTTGCTGAATAATGAAATCGCTGCTCGTAAGGCTGAGGATATTCGATTAGAAGCAAAGATTGACCAGAATACTTCTGACTTAAGTACAGAGAGAGAGGAAAGAAAGGCCGCAGATAAAGTTCTCCAGGATAACATCGATTCAGAAGAAGCTGCCCGTATTGCTGCCGATACAGCTTTGGGTAAACGTATCGATAAAGAAATTCAGGACAGAACCGATGCTGATACTGCCTTAGATAATAAGTTCACTAACATTACTGATGACCATGAAGAAAGACTGGTAGCTGAAGAAGGTACTTCTGATGCTTTGCCTGATACCATGGTTACCGATGTTAGTGCTGTAACAAGAACCGGTACCCAACTTTCTTTCAAGGTAAAGACTTCAACCAAGGATAATGCAAATAACCAATATGGTGAAGAAGTAGAAGCTACCAAGAACTTACTCCCGGTAACTCAAACTCTTGCAGGAGTTATGTCTGCAGCAGACAAGGTTAAGTTAGATGGATTAGACCCCAATTCTCTGACGGATATCTCTGCAGCTTCAGATGCTAATAAAGTAACAGTAACCGTAACTAAGGATAACGGTTTGAATGCTGATACTACCGAAACTTTCGATTTGCCTCAGGTATCGGCTACTAAGGCTGGTACGATGACTGCGAAAGATAAGGTAGAATTGGATAGAATCTCTACTGCTAACTTTGCCCTTGGTGCAGTAACACCTAATGAAACCACAGTAGGTATAGCTGCAACTAAGACCGTAGTTGAAGATGGTACAGTAGAACAGAATCCTATTACATTGCCTGCCTCTACTGCAGAAAAGGCCGGTGTACAAACTGCAGCAGATAAGAAGCTGTTTGATTCTATACCAGATAATATTATTATCTTATCTGGTGATAAACCAGTTGAGGTAGGTCAACAAAGCAGTCATGTTACTTTAACTCATAATTTCTCTTCTAAAAAAGAAGAGGGTATTTATACTCATGAGCCTGAAGATTATAAGACTACTTATATCCCAGCAGCTACTACAGAGAAAGCTGGTGTAATGACCGCCCAAGATAAAGTTAATCTGGATGAGACATTACCCAATGCTATTGCTCAAGAGGTTCAGGACCGTAAAGATGCTATCGAAGCTTTGGACGGTAAATCAGAAGCCGCTCTTGCTCAAGAAGTAGCTGATAGAAAAGCTGCAGATATTGCTTTAGATACCAAGTTTACTAAAGCTGTAAACGATGAAGCAACTGCTCGTACTTCTGCTGATACTGCATTGGGTGCAAGGATTGATAAAGAGATTGCTGATAGAACTGCGGCAGACACTGCCCTTGATAATAAACTGCAGAATAACATTAACACTCTAGAAGCTAAGCATGATGCCTTTGTAGCAACTAAGGGTAAGGCTGATGGCTTTGCTCCATTGGATGGGAATGGGTTAGTACCTGCTAACCATTTGCCTTCATATGTAGATGATGTACTTGAAGTATATGCTACCTATGATGTAAGCCCCACTGGAGGTCTTACTAATGTTCAATTGTATACGGATGCAGGTCACCAAACTCCCGTAGTTGGAGAATCTGGTAAGATTTATATAAATGTTGCCGATGGTGAACCTCCATACCAATTCCGTTGGTCAGGTACTAAATTCGTAGACAGTAATACTTCGTCTCTTATCATTGGGGAAATCGCAGGTACTGCTTTCGAAGGTAGTAGAGGTAAGCATCTTGAGGATGTGGTATCTAGCATGCCTAAAAATTTAATTAGTAAGGTTTCAATAGCTAACAAAAATAAGCGTAATATTATTATCTTATGTAACTATTCTGCTACGGATGGTCAAGGGCATTACATTGATAAACCCGATGGGATGGTAATCCCTCTAACTCCAGCCACTACTCAAGAAGCTGGTCTGATGGATGCCGATAGTGTAATAATGCTTAATCAAACCTTACCAGATGCTATTGAAGCTGAACAAGAGGCCCGTATTGCAAAAGATAATGCTCATGATACCTTTAATAGTTCTCTTCCAGGAATTATTCTTACTGGATTCACTCTTACCCATAATTCAACTAATGTAAGAGCTACTCTTAATAATAAAACTAAGAGTGCAGATGGTAAGACTTATGAAGGTGCTACAGATTTAATTAGAGATATACTTGCAGCAACTAAGACTACTGCAGGTGTAATGACTGCAGCAGATAAGACTAACTTGGATAATACCGTACAGGGGTTGGCAAATGAGATTACCAATAGAACTAATGCCATCAAGGCTCTTCGTACAGAATTGAAAACTTACGTTGACGATTTGATTGCCGATACTGGTTCAGATGTAACTGCCTTAGAAACTAAGGTAAATAATCACATTGCCAATAAATCTAATCCCCATACAGTTACTAAGGCTCAAGTTGGTTTAGGTAATGTTAACAATACATCGGATGCAGATAAACCAGTATCTACTGCTCAGGCTGCTGCTATTGCCGATGCTAAGGCTGCAGGTACTGCTGCTCAAACTTCTATCAATAGTCATGCAGGTAGAAAGGATAATCCTCATACAGTAACTAGAGCTCAATTGGGATTGGCAACTACTGACCAGGTAGTATTTGCTAAGACTACTGCTCCTTCTGGTTTCTTCAAAGAATCTTCAGATGTTCGACTCAAATCTAACATTAAGGATTTGAATCATACTCTGGAACAGATTTGCCAGATACCAACCAAGTCATTCGAAATGCTTGGTAAAGAGGACGAGGGAACTATTGCTCAGAACCTCGAGGGCTTAGGCTTTGGTAAATATGTGGAAGAAGTTCCAGTAGAGAAATCTACGGTACCCAATCCAGAAGAATTCGAAACCTTAGAAATCAACGGAGAAGAGTATGTACTCGTAAAACAAGTTAAATATCACAAGATGTCAACTTTGGCAATCGAGGGTGTTAAACTTCTCTATGACGAAATCAAGGCTTTGAAGGCAGAGATTCAGGAACTTAAAAACAAATAAATCTTATGGGAGAGATAGCAACCTGGAGTGCTGTCAAAAGTAAAGTAGGCCTTGGTAAGGATGGTAATGACTGTCCTACCAAGGCTGAATTGTTAGCACTCTCCCCTACAGGAACAGGGGAAAATTATGTGGGGTTGGAACTATCCAATGCCGGTTCCTATGGAAATAACGAATGTGTAAAGCTGGAAGATATACACAAGGTAACCTATAAGTATACATTTACTTCTAGATACAGTAGTATAAGTTTTGATGCTTTGGGTAACCCCAGCTCTTCTAATCAGGGTTTTGGTTTTATTTCTACGAAACAGAAATATTGGGATGGAGTAGCTAATGGAGCTGAAGTTACTGTAAATTATATTATTAGTAATACACCTACATGGGTAACTAATCACGGTAATCAAGTACCTCCTTGGACTGCTTCAGAGAATCTGGGATTAACCTCTCGGTCAGATTCCAATACTCTTGTTACACAGAACGAATCTGGTAAAACTTTTAAAGTAACCTTTACTCAAGCTGCTGCATCTCAATCTTGGAGTTATGGATTTAGTGTAAACCCCACTTCTATGTCTTTTGGGGCAACTGGAGGTACTAAAACTTTCACGGTAACCTCATACAAGCAAGAATTAAGAAATGGGCATAATTATGGTAACCAAATAGCTTTAACTTATACTAGAGCCAACTCTGGTAGCGTATCTGGAAGCGGTACTTCTGTAACTATGAGTAATAATACCTCTACCAGTACACGAAGCGGTACGGTAACCTTAACACAAGCTGAAACTAATAAGAAGGTAACCATTAGTTGTTCTCAATCTGCAGGTTATAGAACCTATAGTGAAATCACTGCAAGTGGAGGAAGTGTATCCGATATACCTGCAAGTGGAGGAAGTAGAAGTTCATTCTCAACTATGCCAACTTATTCTCAAACTTGGGGATGGAATGGTTCTACAACTGGAGGTGGCACAATTACAAGCGGTGCTAGCATTAGTTATGGTACTGCAGTTAGTGCAGGTTCTTTGGGAACTACGGTTAAATCTAGAACCCAGGTAGGAACCCTTACTGGTACCTTATCACTAAATGGTAAAACCAAATCTGTAAGTGTACCAGTATACCAGGCAGCAAACGAATTTACTGGGTATACTTATGGCTCTTGGAGTGTAAGCTTAACTGCAAGTTCTTATACCATCGGTAATACTGGAGGTAGTGTAACTTTGTACCCAAGTGCTAGTAGACCAAGATATGCGAATTATACTTCGGGTTCAAATACAAGGGATGGCTCTGATAGTGCTACTCCAAGTTTAAGTACCAATGGTACCTCAGGATTTAGTCTATCAGGTACTACACTTAGTGCTTCTGAGAATACCAGTACAAGTAGTAGGTCTATCAGAGTTACTGCTTCTCATGAGGGTGCTTCTGATTATGTGGATATCACTCAGGGGGGTGCTAGTGTAAGTTATAATTACTACTTTTATTGGAATGGTGCTGGTGCAAGTGAATCCATTCACCATGCTGCTTCAGGGGATACTTTATCTAAGACTTTTATATCCTATAAGAAAAAAGTAATTAATGGTTCCGAAACTTCAGATACTTATGATGTAGGTGTAAGTTTGTCTGGTACTCCCTCTTGGTCTTCTGTTACAGTTAGTGGTAAGACTGTATCAAGTAAAGCTTCAGAGAATATCGAAGAATCATCAAGATCTGCTACGGTTACAGTTACTCAAAGTGAATCAGGTAAAAAACTTACACTTGATATCACTCAGAATGCTGCTTCAGTATCTTATAAGTATTACTTGGCATTTACTTCCCCTACTGGTTCTAGAACTACTTCTAGAACTGGATTATCGGCTTTGGGAGGTAATAACTTTACAGTTGATGTAGCTTATTCTTTTAAGACTAAGGTAAAAAACGGTTCTGAAATAAGTACAAGATACCCATTAGCTTTAACTGTAACCTCAAAACCAAGTTGGGTTACAAATGTAGCAATCACAACGTTATCAAGTGATAATGGAAACTATGGGTTAACCTTAACCTTAACAGAGAATACCGTAGAATCAACAAGGTCGGGTACCATTAAATTAAGGCAAGCAGAAAATGATGATAATGGTTGGGAGCTTACAGTCAATATAACTCAGAATGCTGCAACAATTACTTATGAATACGTATTTAATTTGGGGTAATAGATCAACGGATAACCACGCAAGAAACTCTTTTACAAAGAATTGTAAACCCAAACAACAGTAAGAATTATGCCAAGTAAGTCGGTTAATATTACACTATCGACTCCAGTTGGCCCTCTAGAAATATACGTAGATAAACGAGAACAAGCTCGTGCAGAAAGGTTGATTGCTAAAACCCCAAGTATCTTAACCAAAGGCTATGAGAAAGGTACAGAAAGGTTTGGTAATCAACTTCTTCGTATAGTAAGACGAAGTTTGAATACTGGTGTTCCACCACCCGGTACCCATACTTCTTGGCCAAAACATGCTCCAGGTACTGTAAAGAAATATGGGGAGCATACTCTATTACGACTCACTGGTCAATATGCCCGGTCGGTAAGTATAGTGAAAACCAAGAATAGAACTTTTGTAGGTTTGCCAATTGGAATCAAGAAGATTACTTATACTGGTAAGACTTCTAGAAAAACCCTGAATCAGATAGCTATCATGTTAGAGTATGGTAGTAGAGATGGTAATTTACCACCTCGTCCTCTCTGGGCTCCTGCATTTAAGGCTGCTGGTGGAAAAGCTGCCTTACAAAAGGAAATACGTAATGAAGTTAGAAAAGAAATAAGGAGGATTATATAATGGCAGTAGATTTTGAAATATCTTCACTATCAGGAACTGGTACTGCTACCATTCGTGTAAAACCGAAAGCAGTAAATACAGAACAGACCTTAAAAGAGCAGGTCCTCAAGGTAGTAGTTCAGGGTGTAGAAAGGGAAGTAACTCTGATACAACAAAAGGCTGCTCCTAAAGTAGAGACCTGGGGAACTTATTTTAGTATCACTCCGGAAACTACTTCCCATACTTTCGATGGTACTAAAAAGGGTGAGACTCTAGAAATAGGGGTATATAGTTACCAACAGAAGTTTATAAATAATGAGCCTCAAGATGAATACCGTGCTGTAGATTGGAAATTAGAAAGCTCATCCGATTGGTTAGAGGTAACCCAAGAAATTGGGGAAGCTAATGCCGCAGGTAAGCTTACTATCAAAACTAAATCTACTAATCAAGATCACAACCCAAGTAACTATGACCCATTAGAAAGAACTACTACGGTTAAGATTATCTCACAGCAAGAACCTAACACTAAGATAGTTTTAAATATAAAACAATCTCCAGGTACTAGAACTACTAAGTATGGCTTTGAACCAACCCCGAATATACCATTCCCAAACCTTGGTCAAAATATTAGTACTGCTCAGATTAGTAATGTAAAGGGTTATCAGTATTACCTTATCAACGGTATTCAAGTTGCTAAATTTGTAAAACAATTTAAGATAACCGATATAAGTAAGACAACAGAGGGTCAATTCCCTGGAGGTATTGATTTAGAACCAATACCCTTTAAAGTATGGCTTACCGATTATCCTTCAAATATTGCTACTCAATGGGTTAGTGAATTAAATTGTGTTGGTCATTTACAAACCATAATAAGTGGTTTTGGAGGTATTCAGGTAACTTATAACGGGATTATAAATGATACTGGTAGCCATGAAGTTCAACTAAAAATTAGATTAGGAAATTAATGGTAAATTCAGAAGAGATAGTAGAGAGAACTTTTTATATCTCTTTACTAAGTACAATGTTAGAAATGGATCTAACTTTGAATCCAGAAGACTTCTTACCTTTGTCTCAAGAAAACGAAAAAAGATTTCAAGAGGCAATTAAGAATATGAAGAAGTTTATACCTCTATTTGGTATCGGGAATAATCAAGTGAAAGGCCCTAAAACTCTCCCAAGAATAACCCTAGAATTACAGGGTTATTATGCTGGGGATATTGGTGTGAACAAATACATTATTGGTGATAAACTTGAGGATGGTAATTACCAAGCTTCAGAGTTTCCTTATGAAACTAAGGATATTACCATAGATGTACATCTAGTTTCTCAAACACAAGCCGATATGAGGTTGCTACATACAATCTTATATACTGGCTTACCTGCTAGAGGATACATAAAACCTTATTTCAATGATTTAGAGGAATGGGACAAGGGCAGGCTTGCATCAACCGGAAACCTATTCATTGAAATTGGTAATTATTATGATCATCCAGATGTAGAACAGGGAATACTTGAAAAGGTATATACTTACATATGTAAAGATGGTATTCTTCCAGAAAAAGCTTTGGGAGAAGGTACTCTTACACCTATCAAGGATATATCAGTTCTTATTGGATTGTTAGAACAAAACGAAAATGAAATGTTAGAGTTAAAAGTACCTAAGGTATAGGTACAATACTCTAGGGTATAAATTAAACGAGTAATTAACTTTAATCACAATAGAATTATGCCAACTTCACCTCACATTGACTTTAAGTTTAAGAACAACAATGTTCTTCAAACTACTCCTATGTTAGGAGTTTCTTGTGTATTGGCTAGAACTACTAAGGGCCCTTATGATGACCCATCAGAAATCATCTCTACATTCTCTCAGTTCCAAAGAATCTATGGTTCTGAAATTGTACCCGATGGTTCTGTATCAAATATCGAAAAGGCTTTGCAAGGTGGTTCTAAGCTTCGTGTTATTCGAGTGCTTGGTAAGGGAGCTACTCAAGGTACAGTAGCTGCAACTGCAGGTAAAGCTAAAACAGTTGCTAAATCAGAAGAGGAAGGTATAGTACCTGCTTCTGCTACTCCAGACCCTGCTACTCCTGCAGCATTGATAACCATTGCTTCTGGGGGAACTACTTATAGTTTGGGATTGGTAACCAAAGGTTATGGAGACCCCATCGGTAGTACTGATACCTTTCAGGTAGGTTTCTATAAACAATCCAATACCTTGTATTATAGAATCTATTCGGGCAATGGCCAGGTACTTGAACAAGGTCCGGTAGTAACTTATAAAACTGCCGATGATAACAATAATACTTCGGTAGATTACCTTGCTCTTAGTGCCTTTGCTAAGAACTCAGAGTATATTAAACCGGTAGTAGTTGCTGGTTCATCTTTTGAGAACTTAATAAAATGGCTTACCGATAGTGTAGATGGTACCAAAAATGCGGTTACGGTTACCGTAGGTGGGGCTGCTCCTACTGATACAGAGAAGATGTTTACCGGTACTGTAGGTAGTGCTGGAACTACACCCACTGCTGATGAGTGGATTGCTTCATTGGATTTAGTAAGGGACTACACTGACTTTTACCAATTATTCATTTCTCATATCTCTCAACATCTTACTACTGATGCTGACGTACTCAAGGTATATAAGGCTGCTGCTGATATGGCAAAAGAATTGATGGAATGGGTACTGTACATAGAAGTCCCAAAACACTTAACCCATTACACCCAGGGTACTCAACCAAGAGACTATAAAGCTCAGGTTACTTGGGTACAGGCTTGTCTTGGTACCGTGGGTAATTCCAAGTACATTGCTTACTTTGGAGGTGGCCTTAAGTACTATAATGAGAACGGCAATCTTCAAGATTCTGATGTAGTAGGTACCATTGCAGGTTTGGGAGATGCCTCTGCTACTCAATATGGTCCTTGGAAATCCTTTGCTGGTATGAACCGAGGAGTTATTGGAGATGCAGTTGGGCCCGTATGTCCAAATTATGGTTCTCCTTCTCGATATAATGAACTGAACACACTTGCTCAGAATTATATCAATGAGATGGTAATCAAAGATACTCCCGATGCCGGTAAACAAACCATGCTATGGCATTGCTTCTCTTCTCAGGTAAAACAGGATTCAGAAAGATTCCTTTCAATCGTAAGATTGAATTTGTATTTGAAGAAGTTCCTTCGTCCAGTACTTAACAAATACTTGGAAGAACCCAACGTTTGGGGAACTTGGAAAAGAATTTGGTTGGAAGTTAAACCTACATTAGATTCTTTGGTAGACGAAGATGCCATGACAGAATATACTTGGATGGGTGACCAGGATGCAACTTCTTGGGATGATCTTTCCGTAAATAACGAAGCAGATGCCCGTCAAGGTAAGTACCGTGCTATCCTTAAGTATAAGGATGTAGTTCCTATGCAAGAGGTAACTATGGAGATTGTAATTGATGCAGCTTCTAAGGCTGTATCAGTCGTAGAAACAAGTAATAACCTATAAACATATAACGATGGGAGCAAAAGTAAAAAATCCACGGAAGAAATTCCTGTGGAGTATCATGTTCCCCAAACACCCTATCAATACTTATCTATTCCAAAGTTGTACTTTGCCTGATATTGAGATTGACCAGGTGGCTCATGGGGATGTCAATAGAGATGTTAAAACTGCTGGTAGGGTTACTATAGGTAATCTTATTGTAGAGAAACTTATGACTACTGCAGGTTCAGATACCTGGCTTCATGACTGGCTTTATTCTTGCCAAGACCATATAGTTGGTGGTGGCTTAGTACCAAGCCAATATTGGGAAACGGCTATTGTAAACGAACTTGCCGAAGATGGAGTTTCGGTTCTTAATACCCACGTCTTCGAAGAGGTATGGCCATGTAAGATTACCGGCTTAGACTTGGACAGAATGGCTTCAGAGAATACCATAGAGTCCATAGAGTTCTCGGTGGGTACTGCAGACAAATACTAATTCCTTAGTCTATTTTCACTAAGATTCGGTGGAGGGGTGGGATTCCTGTGATAGGAGCTCACCCCTTTCTTGTTGTTATACGGAGTACTATGAACATTTGTAAACATTAAATATATCAAAGTTATGGAATTTAGAACATTTAGATTTATCGGACCCTCTGGTTTCGAATATGAAATTAGAGAACAGAATGGAGCTGATGAAGACATTCTCAGTAACCTTTCAGACATGAAAACTTTAATGAACCTTACCAAGTTCATTGCAGCAATCGTAATTAGAACTAATGCCACTCCTAACGGTAAGCTAACCGTTGATGATGCTCTCAATCTACCAGTCAATGACCGCTATGCAATTATTTTCAATTCTCGTATATTCTCATTGGGAGAGGAAGTAGAATTTGAATATGACTGGGGTAAAGAGAACGGTGGTAAAGTTACTTATGGCCAAGACCTTCATGAGTTCCTTTTCGATTATTCAGAAGTACCCACTGATAATAGGGTATTTGATGAAAAACCAGATGCCATCCCTTATTATCCAAAGGGTATTCAATTAACCGGTCATGAATATCTTCTTTCATCGGGCAAGAAAATCAAATTTGATTGTATGACTGGTAAGGGAGAACAAGAGTTCATGAAGTTACCCTTGGATAAACAAACTAAGAATGCCCCCTTACTTTGTCGGAATCTTTACTTAGAAGTAGACGGTAATTGGGAGAAGGTAGAAAACTTTACTCCATTTACAGCAAAAGATATGGCTGAGATGAGAAAGTATATAATCTCTATTGACCCTATCTTTAAGGGAGAGTCCCATATTACTAATCCCTTAACTGGAGAAGAAAGAACTTATCCTATAGTTTGGGCACCCAATTTTTTCTACCTGACGGAAGAGTAATGTTAGAGAGTGATTTTGTTTATATCACCAGAGCCGAGATAGCCTTAGACTATTTCGGCTTTTTACGTCTTCCGTACCGAATAAGGAAAATATTCAAGGAAATGGCCGAGCAATATTATAAACAATTAAAGAAAAGAAAGTAAATTATGAATACCAGTAGGAGTATAGTAGAGGTCGGTGTTGCCATGGTTTTAAAAGACCGATTCTCTCAAGAGGCTGGCAAGATATCTGGGTCATTCAGAACAATGATGAATGATATGAATACCTGGAATAGAGGTATACAGATGTCAGCTTCCAATACAATGGACTTCGGAATGCAGCTCGTAGGGGGAATGGCAAGGGCCTATAAATACTCTGCGGGTGTTCAGAATGAAGTTTGGACTGCTTCGAAAATTGCTGGTGCTACCATTGCAGAACAAAGAGAAATGTTACAATTGGCAAAAGATGTCAATGAGATAACTCCTCTTACTGCTTCGGATGTTGCATCAGGACAAAGATACCTGGCTATGGCGGGTAATAAATTCGATGCTATTAAGGAAATGATTGGGCCAGCATCTAAGCTGGCTTCAATCTTTACTATGCCAGTGGGACAGAAAGGTGGTGTAGCTGACTTGATGACTAATATCATGTCAATGTACCAAATCCCAATGGGAGAAGCCGCTAGAGTAACCGATGACTTATATACTGCAGTTACTAATGCAAATATATCTTTGACAGACTTAGCCCAGTCCATATCTTATGCAGGAGCAGATATGGCAACTGCTGGAGTAGACCTTCGGCAAACGGCTGCTGCCATCGGTGTATTGGGAGATATGGGTATACAGGGTTCTATGGCAGGTACCTCACTGGCCAATATGATTCGTTACTTACAGCTCTCTCTTGTTAATCAAAAAAAGAAAGGCTATAACGCTTTAGCAGACTTGGGCTTAAGTCCGGATGAGTTTTTCGATGCTCAGGGTAACCTTATAGACCTTTACACTATCTATCAGAAGTTTGCTAAGGCAGCAGTAGATTTACCTTCACGAATTGAAACACCAACTTTCTTTAATATCTTTGGGGTTCGGGGTAATCGTGGTATGCTCCCAGTACTTAGGGATATTGCTTCTGGTAGAGATAAGATGGGTAAGATACTTGCAACTTATGACCAAAACATGGGGGCAGTAAATCGACTCAATGAAGAACGTCTTAAAACAGATGCTGGTGTAATCGACCAATTTGAATCAAGTATAGAGAACTTAACCGTTACAGCAGGTGCGGCTTTGGGTAGAATCTTTACCCCAGTACTAAAGGTGGGTAACTCCATAATCAAAGTAATTAATTCTATCTCAGAAACTTGGGTTGGAGGTTTTGGTCTTAGAGTAGGAGCTACTGCAATAGTAGTAGGTACTATTGTTGCAGGATTTAATACTGTAAGAGGTATTATTAGGTCTGTTGGGTATTTACAGACTATTGCTACTGCTTCTACTGAGGGTATGTCTGCAGCAGCTATTAAGACGAACACCCAATTTGCTATTATGGAAGCTCATATGATAAGTATGGTAAATCTCATGAGGACTATGGTTCAATTGCAGATGATGATGGGGGGAGTTAGTATGAACAAAGCTGGTAGATTTTATAATACCAAAACCGGTAGATATGTTAAAACACCCAATCCAGGGATGTCTCCAGCCACTTCACTCATTGGAGGTGTAGTTGGAGGTACTGTAGCTAATCAAGCTGGTAAACAAGCTGCTAAGACTGTTGCTACTAGAAGTTTAGCTTCGGTAGGTGGTAGGTTATTAGGGTTAATTGGGGGACCCTGGGGATTAGCTATTACCGTAGGTTTACCTTTACTAATAGAAGTAGGTAGTAGACTTATAAGTTCTGTTGATAGGAATACCGATGCTCAATCTAAAGAAGACCCCTCTGCTATCAGGGCTCAAAATGAAGAAAGGTTTTTAAATGCTATGAGAGCAGCTATTAGAGATGGATTAAAAGATGGTAAGATTAACGTCAGTGTAAATGGGGAAATATTAGGAGATTACTCCTTGGGCTCTCAGCAAGATTATACAGGTGTGGCATTAGGACTTTAAAATTAAGATACTATGGCTAGGATATTAAATAAAGCAGCAGGTAAGGTTGTTGAAAAGTACAATGACCTTACAAGGGATACCGCAGGAGTTCTTACGGGTCCCTTAAATAAACTATGGAGAGCCAGGATATTACTCAATAGGAATACATCTACACTTCCAAAAGATGATGCTCTAAAGGGTAAACTCTATGACCCTAATGGGGTTGTGGGAGAGGCTCAGATATCTTCAAAGAATCCTACATTAAATAAACAGCTTCAAGCTAAGTGGAGGATGGAATTACAATTCCCCAGAATGGAAGAGGGGGAAGGAGTAGACCCAGCAAAAGGGAATAAGAACACAACCAATTATAGGAACTTCGAAGTCAAATCAGATATTAAATATCAGAATCAGGTAAGGATATATAATTTGACCGCTAATCCTACACAGTATATTACTCTACAGAATAGACCTCCAGAATTGGACTTTCGTGGTGAAACCACATGGGCAACTATTAAGTCCATGGGACGTAATACTCCTATGTATCATTATACTGGGTCTGAGGATATAATCCAATTTAATGTATCTTGGTACTGTAATGACCCTAATAATCCAGAAGAGGTATTAAATAAATGTAGGTTATTGGAAGCTTGGTCTAAATCTAATGGCTATCAATCGGCTCCTCCGATTGTTAAGATAGAATGGGGGGATTCGGGTATATTCAATAATCACTACTACATTATTACTTCGGCTACTTATACTTTGAAAAATTTTCAGAATGGCAGTAGGATTAGGGTTCCTGGGAAACCCGCTACTTTTGGAAATGGTAGGTTATTACCTGCAGCAGCTACTCAAGAATTAATATTCAAGAGAGTAAGTGCATATAACTTATCCTATGGAGACTTTATAAATTCAGATTCACTTAAAAAGACGGAGGGTATTAAATTATGATAGATGTTAATCAATATCTGGTTGGAGATAGCCCTTATAAAAATGCCTATGCTCTAAACTATGGAGATGGGGATTATTCCCTAGAAGCTCCTATCCCCTCAGTTCCTTCATCCTCAAATGATATTCAGCATACGGTTAAGGATGGAGAAACTCTTCAGAATATAGCTTTTAGGTATTACGGAGATTCTGGGAAATGGTATATTATTGCTGAGGCTAATGGTATACTAAATCCTTTTAAAGAATTAGAAAGTGGAACCCTTATAAGAATACCTTCTTATGGCAGCTAAACAGAAACCCATCTTATATAATGGTATGGGACAACCCTACCTGGCTTTGTTTGATTTTAGAGGTATGCCAATAGTGAATCCCATTACTGGCATACCTCTTGGAGCTTATATTAGTACATGGAATTATAGGTATGATGAAGAAAAGGAAAATTTAGCTACTATAACCTTTGATACTGGTGACCCAGATACTGTAGATATAGACTCTTTACAAGAGGGTAGTGTAATATGTCTACAGTGGGGATATATATATCCAGATGGGCAATTTATATCTGGGCCCATCAAAACAATCAAGGTTAGAGATTTTGAAGCTAGATTTGATTCCACAGGTACTCATGTAACTATTAAGTGTATTGATTCTATCGGAGATTTAAGATTTCAGCCGCCATACAATTTTTCTGAATCTCCAGGAAATAGTTTATCGGCTTATCTAGATAAGGGATGCGAGAATGGAACTGGGGTAATCATAGAAATATTTCAATAATGGAACAACAAATTAGTAATAAAGTATATGAGTCACTACAAGTGCCTACAGAACATGTACGTACTACTACTGGAAAAGTACTCTATGCTAACCGTTACAGTGGAGTAGCAGAAGTAGCAATGCCAGAAGATTTAAAAGCTTTAATAGATAGTGACTTTGGGTTAATCGGTAAAAATATCTTGGTTCAATTAGAACAAAAGATGAAAGGGTATACTAATGGACCATGGTATATAGATTCTAGAGATGGGGTTATTTATATTCATAATAGGAAGTTTCATGAAGAGCCGGTAACTACTTATACCTATCAGGGAGAGAATGGAGAAGTATTAAGTGTCCATTTTTCTACTCAAAAGGTAACTAAACGAGTTAAAGCTACCCTATCTCCAGTAGTGAATCCAGAAAGTAAAGACCTCGAAGTACTAAGTACGGGAATTGATGATGAGGAAAAATTACCTGAGATAAAAGCTAATGAGAACAATGGAGTTTATTATAAGAATTGGCATACCTCCGTTGGCAAATATGGTGCTGAGAATAACCCAGCTGATATCCCCACGATTAGGCAAATGCAAATCAACCATGCTCTAAAGACTGATCCAAACCTTATTGCTGCTATAGAAGCTAGAAGGCAGTTGAATGATAAATGGAATTCAGATGTAGCAGAGTATTCAGCAGCTAATCCTGCTGAAGCTTATCGGCAAGGTAAAGAGAAATTCCTTAATGAACTCAGTACAGATCAGGTACGTAGCATTATTAATAAGACTATACAGAAGGAAGAGTTTCCTTCTGACAGGAGAGCTGCATTGAATGCCGCTCTTAAGAATGTTACTAACGGCCAGAATTTAAAAGAGGATTTATACAATATCCTTAAAGATACCAGATACTTATTTGAAGGTAAGGAACAGATGGAGTATATGGTAATAGAGGATGTTGACCCAAGAGATTATGACCCAGAGCATACACCTAAAGGAGGAGCTACTGCTTGGGGATTGGAAGATGAGGAAAGTGTCTATCGTGGTATCTCAGCTTTAAAGAAAGGCCCTTATACTATGGTCATAGATGATACTCCGGTCATCAAATATAAGAACCCCTTAAATAAGAACTTAGGTATATACAGTGTTACTGTAAAAGTCCAGCATTGGAAGAAAGCCGATGTAGAGGTACCCTTATATAAACTGTATAGCAATCTATTTAGTAGATATGGAGGAATTGATAAATGGGCTTGGGCAGCTAATGCAAATGCCAATGGTGGTTTGAAACATACTGAGAGTAAACTTATATGTCAGATGCAGGTAGTGGGAAGACCTTTATTAGCCACTTCTCAAGTAATTATTCTTGAAAATGTTGGTAAACGATGGTCTGGGCCCTGGTATATAAAACAGTGTACTCATTCAATGGATCCAGGTCAAGGGTATATAACTAGTTTAGAATTAGTTAGAAATTCTAGTAGAGCAGGTTCTACTACTGCTAAACTTGGATTATCTACTCAATCGGTAGTAGCTAATGATGCTAAAGCTAATGCTAAAACTTCTAAGGGCCAGGATAAGAAAGCTTTGAGTAATTCCAGAGAATTAGATTTAAGCTGGACTTATAATGAGGTAGCTTACTTCATAGAATCCGGTATTATGGATAAAGAAGGCAATGTACTCGACCATAAGCGTAAGGATGAACTTCTTAGAAAGAAAGCTTATTATACGGAAGTATTAGCTAAGACTCCAATAGAAAAAGCTGAGGGTATAGCTATAACCTCTGGTAGTTTAACTACTTCTTCGGGTAAGGTATTACCAGGTAAGATAACTATTAAAGATATTCAAGTACCAGATGATTATTGGGTTAAGTTTGATTACATGGAAGTAGCCTTAAGGAGATTTAAAGAATATATTAAAAATAAGGAGGTGAAGTAGAGTTATGGGTTATGAAACTGCAAAGATAATAACAGAAGAAGGTATAGAGGGCATCGGTAGATATTACTCTGTATATCGAGGTATAGTTGTTAATAACAGTGATACCGAAAAGAAAATGAATCGGGTTGAGGTATGTATCCCCGAAGTGATGGGTGGTACTACTGCATGGGCTTACCCAAAAGGTCAACATGGTTCTATCAGTGGCGGGTTCAAATTTTTAACTCCCAAAATAGGAGATATAGTATTTATTACCTTTGAATACGGTGACCCCACTAAACCTCTATGGGAATATCATGGTTGGGGAATTAACCAAGTACCACAACCGTTAGATGGCCCAAACAAAATGGGTATAGTTACTCCTGAGGGCAATCTCATTGTAATAGATGATGATAATGGTACATTAAACCTTTATTTCAATGGTAACATAGTTGTATCTTCCGAAGCTAATATAGTGATATCATCTGAAAAGGATATTAATGTATCTTCTGGGGATTCAGTAATATTAAATACGGGTGAGAATGGTGGAGTAATCAATATATTCCAATTAACCGAGAAATTAAATCAAACGGTTAAGGAACTAGAACAACTTCGAAATATGTTCAATTCTCATGTACACTCTGGTGTAACTACGGGACCTGGTTCATCAGGCCCAACCCCAACTCAAATAACTAAACCTTTCTCACAATTCGTCGTAGACGATTATGAGGATAAAACCTGCATACACTAATGGAAAAGAATTACTTTACAGACTTAGTTGGTATAGGTGTAACTTATCCTATCCAACTTACAACTAATGAAAAGGGTGAAAGGGGTTGGTACCCAGTAAATGGAGATTTCAAACTTATCAGAGATAATATAAGTTCGATATTATACTACATGATAGGCCAGAGATTTCGACAGGAAAACTTTGGTAGTAAACTATGGCAATGTATTGAGGAACCAAACTCACAAGCCCTGAGTTTTATAATTAAAGAGTTTTTAAAACAGGCCATAGGTGCTTGGGAACAAAGGATAACCTTCCAAAATATCACCGTTACTAGAGTTGATGCAAAAATACACATAGAAGTAACATATGTAGTAAATGGAACAAATTCTAGTCAGTACCTCGATATCACCTATGACCGGTCGGATAATTCATTAAATACACAATAATATGGGAATCACAAATAAATGGCTTAACCCATACCAGAGGTCTTATCAACAGATTAAGGCCAAGCTGGTTGAATCCCTTATGGGACTCAAAGACCCTCAAGGTCAGAAACTCATAACGGATTATTCGGAGGGGAACATCTTAATTATCATCCTCTCATTGTTTGCGGCAATTGCCGAAGTACTCCACTATTATGTAGATAATATGGCAAGGGAAACCTTCCTATCTACTGCAAGAAGGTATGATTCGGTAGTTAAACACGGAGCTCTGGTAGATTACCATGCTCGAGCAGCGATTGCTGCTACGGTAGATGTAATCTTATCTAGAAGTATTACTGGTAATTCTATCAGAGCTAAATTAACTATACCTCAAGGTACTCTGTTTACAGATTCTAGTGGTAATTCCTGGTTATCTGCCAGAGACGTAACTTGGTATTCAAATGTAACCACATGTAAAGTACCTATAATTCAACATGAGAAATATACTGCAAGCGCTCTCAATAATATGGTAATACCCACTGGAGATAGAGTTATAATTCATCTTGGTACTCTACCCAATGGTAAGTATTATGAACAAGGTTCTATGTCATTGCAGATAGGTGGGGAAACTTGGGTATTAGTAGATACATTTGCAAAATCCAAACCTACAGACAAACACTTTATGGTTTCAGTAGATGAGGCACTCAATCCTTATATAATGTTTGGAGATGGTACCTTTGGTAAGAAGCCTGCAGCAGGAGCAAAAATAACCAATGTAGTATTCTATTTAACCAATGGTTCTCAGGGTAACGTAAAGAGTAATACTATTACATCCGTACCCTCAATCATTTCTTCTTCAATCACTGATGCTACTGTAAATAATGCTTATGATGCTGGAGGAGGTTCAAACTATGAGAACTTTACAATGCTCAAGGAACATATACCTTTGAGTGTAAAGACTCTGGGAGTAGCAATTACTAAGGAGGACTTTGAAAGCTTAGCTATGTTAGTAGATGGTGTAAACAAGGCTAAAGCCGATTATGAATGCGGTAGAAAGCTTACAGTATACATTAGCCCCGATGGTGGAGCTGTTGCTTCTTCCGAATTAATAAATAGGGTATACAACCTATTATCTCAAAGGGCTCCTATGACTACTTGGTTAAAGGTTAAGTCTGCAGGTAAGGTTCAGATTATTCTGGAGATGGATGTTACTGGTAAGAAGTCTTATAAGACTGCAGAGATACAAACTCAAATTCTTACAGCATTATACAATGCCTATTCTCCAGAGCAAGCTCAGATAGGAGGAAGCGTAAGGTTATCGGATATATATGCCCTAATAGATAACTTATCAACAGTAGATTACCTTCACCTTACTAAGTTCTATATTAAACCTTGGCCTACTACCATCTATGGTAATAAAGAATTAAACCTGGGCCAGTTTAAATTAAACAAGGCAAAGGGTTCTATGACCTACTACATAACATTCAATTCCTCAACTACCTTTACAGTACGTTCGGTATCAAATGGTTATGTAACTACTGGCTCAGTTGGTAGCTCTATCCAGATTATCGATAAAGCTAATGGTTTTGATTTCTCTTTGGACATTCAGAACAACAGCTATCAATCGGGCTATCGGTATTCTATTACGGTATCAGAACCCAACCATGATTATGAAGACCCCGGTTTTAACTTACCAGTATTCGAAAATGCTTCACAATTGACTTTAACCGTAAAAGAAATTGTATAATGATAAACCTTAAAAATCTAATCGACTTTTTGCCATTCGAGTATAAAGCTCAAGATACATATAAGGTAAATGGCAAAGGCATCTTAGAGAGGTTTCTAGAAATTTGTGGAGAGCATTTTGAAGATTACATTACAAAGGATATTGAGAATATCTTGGACATTATCGATATAGATAAGGCTCCGGATATGTATCTCAATTTCCTTTGGCAATTCCTCGGAGAAATGCCCTTTGCTTATGGGAACACTATAGATGCACAGAAATGGGCAGAGTACTTTAATGGGTTCTACTCCGATGATAAACTCCAAGAGTTATCTAAGCTTTGGATAATACCAAAGGAGGGACCCTTTACTTTAACCAGTACTCAAGTAAGAAATATCCTGAAGTATTCGATATCTCTTTTTAAAATAAGAGGTACCTCTGAGTTCTTCGAAATAATGATGAGGCTGTATGGGTTAACCTGCGTAGTAACTGACCCTGCAAAGGCTGATAGTTATGATGGTTGGGTAAAAGGTAATCCGCACTTTGACCAGTATTACCATTATGACGATAAGTATACCTATGATAATACTTTCGATTGTTCTCAATGTATACCGGTAACCTTTAGACTTACCGGTCATGGATATACTTCGAACTCGGCAGCTTTCAGAAAATTTAGAGAAGCCGTAGAGGCTTTCTTTAAAAGATTCATACCCTATCATGTATCTTTCGATATTCAATATGGGTTTACCGTAAATGATGGGTATACAATTAAAGCTGAGTTAGTAAATCCGGACCAACCCAATCTTATTACTTCAGAGGTATATGAAGTACCGGTAAAGGTAACTGTAACTTCAGATTGGATAAATGCCGACCTAAGATATCAGATATCCAGTGATAATATAAATTGGGGTTACACTAAACACGAAAGTGGTTCCATTTTTAATATACCCAGAGCAGGTACTTATTATTTTAGAAGTGTGGGAGACCCTACTAAGGTAACTCAAATTACGGTTAATCAAGAATCTTATAATCGAGTATATTCTATTACTTGTGACCCTATTACTGGAAAGATAACTCCTACTAACCTAAAAGTAAGTACAGTAGTAAGGGCAAACGTATCCTATAAGGGTACCGTGAAAACCTGTAATGTACGATTATCCGGTACTGATATAGTGAAAGTCTCTGGCTCAACTTGGGAATTTTCAGAGCCTGGTACCTACATCTTTGAGATTGTAGAGTTCCCAGTAAAGCAAACTTCCTTTGTTATAACTCGAGAAGAGATTACATATAAGGTAAGATGTACACCTTCTGAATTTAGAGTTGGGGATAAGCAAAGTATCAAGGATGCTACTACCACTCTTACCATCGAATCGAATTACCCAGAATCATTTACTGGTGAACTATATTGTAGGCTAATTGGTGATACTAAGTTGTTTAAGAACGGGGATAAGTTTATTACTGCTAATAGTTATGGTACTTATAAGTTTAAATGTACACTGGATAAAAGGGAAACCGATGAAGGTGTAGGTATATTCGAAGTAGTATCTGGTAAGACTGCAGTATATAGAATTACTGTTAGCCCACCAACAGTCACATTATTCAATGGCTCTGCAAAAGCTACAGTAAAGATACAACGTATTTCTGGTAATGGGGATGATTACAGAGTAAGGGTAATTGAAACTGGGGAAACCTTTAATGCTCAGAATGGTTATGTATATACTGCAAATAGGGCAGGGACTTATACCTTCCAGTCTGTAGCTTACCCTACTGCTAAGACTACTTTGGTAGTTAATAATTCTCCAGTAGTATATCAGAATAAATTAAAGATAGTTCCTTCAGATGCTACAGACAGTCATTGGAAAGAACCCAACTGGGCATTACCTGAAGACCAGATAGATGATACTTATGCAGTATACCAACTATTGGATGAAAAGTCTGCTTGTAAGTTCCATCTTGAGGAAATGAAAAATGGGGTCAATGTAAGTGGTACTGCTACCTGTGATGAGAATGGGGAAACCTATAACCTTGATGAAGAGATTACTCTTACCAAGGCTGGGACTTATACCTTTGTAGCGGATGATGGTTCTTCTTTAAGATGCCAAGTAATATTGGAAGATTATCCTACAATCATCGAGATTTCTTGTACTCCCACTTATGCAGAATTAAAGGGGAATGTTAAACAGGTATCTACTTTAATCAAGTGTACTTCTAATAAACCAGACTTCGATAGTCGAATAAGGGAAGTTGGTAAAGTAACTATTTATGATGCAGGTAGTGCTGGGTATGAATTCGTTACTGCCCAAGCTGGTGAATATATCTTTGAATCTGTCGTAGATACTTCAAAGAGAACTAAGTTCACGGTAGTAGATGCAGACCTCTTAAGCGTTAGTCCTCAAAAGTTAGAATGGGAACATGATGACCTCTCAGAGAAAACATTTACCATTACAACTTACAGTAATCAATCTTGGCAAATAGTAGAACAATGATAAATTCAACAATCGATAGAATAACAGAGACCACAACTCAGTCTTTATTCAAGGCATTCGCTGTGGGTATATTGGGAGAGTGTACACGAATCTTGTATGATTTGAGATGGATGATAATTCTTGCAATAATTCTAATCCTATCAGATTTATGGTTTGGGTTATCGGCAAGTAGGTTACAGAAAATCGAAATTCGAAAATCTAGAGCTGGAAGAAGAACTCTAAACAAGATAGTAGATTATATTTGTTATGTTCTACTTGGTGCTGTACTTGGTAAAGCTATTGGAGAACCCTATGGGATGAACCCAATAGTAGTATCAATAACGGTTATGGTAATTTGCTACTGTTTCGAAATAGATAGTATATATGGACACATCTGTGAAATACATGGTATTAAGAAACGGTATAGTATATGGAGAATACTCTTTAAATTGTTAACCTTAAAGTTCAAGGATGTAGGTGAAGCATTTAAGGATATGTCAGAACAGAAAAATCAATTTAAAAATACTAAGGACAATGAAGACGTACTTTAAGTATGAAGGTATTATTAAATCAAAGGAAGCAGCAGAAGCAATTGCTGCTCCTTCTGGTTTAGGGCCATTCTGTGGATTTGGCTCGGCTACCATAAATGGTAACAAGTTAGTGGTATCTCCTCAGGGAGTTGCTGGAAGTAAGTATGCCAATGTAATCAAGGATAGGATTATGGCAAGGTATATGGCAAAGGCTTCAGAAGATGGAGAATTGCCAGACGTGAACTTTGGGTGTATTTCAAGAGATGGGTATGTATTTATATCTGATGAACAAACCATTACCATTGAGAATATCCAAGGTACCCAAGGTTCAACAGAAGAAGTATTATTATTCGCAGTACATACTATTATCTCAGAACCCGTAGATAACCCAGTAGACTTCGTAGCTTATTGGAATGAATCTTCCGAAAGCTTCTACACATTGTTCAAAAAGTCTTTGGATATTTATTATCCGATTGCCGAAGAGAATCGTACACCGGATATCATTAATAATGATGTATATTCTAATTACGATATGACCTATAGCAATCTTCTAGAGATGGTAGAGAGTGCTTGCCCTTATTACTCTAATAATAAAACTTCCGTTGTTCTTATCGGAGTATATGGTAAGGGTACTGATGCAATGACCAAACGAAATGAGAACTTTGCTATTGTACCTTATCAAGGTAAGTTCCAAGAAATCCCCTATACTACTGCTGCCCAGAGTATGATGAAGGAATCAGTGAAAAGATTAGACCAAGTAAATTCAGGATTCCCGGTAATAGATGAATCAGGTACTAAGTTAAATATCAAGCAATACATTGATAGTCAAATTGAGGCTATCAGAAAAGAATTCTCTGAATCTCTGAGTACTGCTAATTTACCAATCGGTTCTATCATTCTTTGGGAAACCGATGTAATACCAGATGGTTGGGCAGAATATACTAAGGCAGCTGGTAGAATAGTTATTGGTTACCAAGCTGGAGGAGTTCAGATTGGAGATGAAGTAATGCTACAGAATGTCGGAGATTACTATACACCCACTAAGGGTAACTTCTTAATCTCAATTAAAGGTGATGACCTTCCTAAGCATAGGCATGCTCTTGGTGTATCTAAAGGTAAACAAGATGATGCCAATAACTGGGAGAACGTTCGTCCTCAATCTTTCTTTAATAGGGAGACAGGGTTGAATGGTGATTTCGGTAGAGGAACCCCTACCAAGGGTATTCAAGATGGTGCTATCGTAGTAAGCTGGAACCTATTAGGGGAATCTTTCTTACAAGAAACTTCGGTAGAAACTTTGGATATTGAGAAATTGCCACCGACTATTACATTACGATATATCCAAAAAATATCATCATAAAGTTGTTTATTAGTTATTTAGTAGTATTAAAACTCATGTGTATTATTTGTATTGTTTAAGAGTAAACACTTGTTTGTTTTCAATTTTTGTTTTGCATAGTTAAAAACACTCATTTGGGAAAGGGACGTTGGGAAACGTCCCTTTTCTTTTGTGTTAATACTTAAGTTCTTCTTTAGCTCGGTCTTCCCAATATTGGATATCTTGCCTAAGCTCTGAGATATATCTCATGGATTCGTTAGTCTTAGGCATTTCAAAAAATTCGATAAGCATTATATTAGTGATACGAGTACTATTTTCGAGTCTTTCCTTAATAAAAGGAGGGGGAGTAATTAATACCTCAAACAAAAGATAGGCATCTGGAGAAAGCTTATCCTTCATATAAGTATACATCATATCGAGCATTTCAGATTTAGCTTTCTCTTCTTCACTGTCATCCTCTAATTCTTTGTCATTGTCGAATAAGTCATCAAGTTTAAAGAGGCTTTGATTATACTCTGCCTGTTCTCCGTATGCAGAACGAAGCAATTTGTTTTTAAATGTACTAAGTGATGCAAGAATCCTTGCTTTGAGATGTTCTTCAGTACATTCACCATAGTATTTGTTGAAAACAAATAACATCTTATCCCAGAAATAAGATTGGATAATATCTGGTGTAAGATTAAACCGTTTATAATCAATCTGTCTGGTAAGGTTTCTAATTACTGGCTTACAGACTTTATAAAGTCTGTTGAAAGTAGCTTCATCATATTCTTGCATAGGTTTTAATCGATGAAGCTCTGAGCCGTTATTTCCTTTACTTTTTCCCATGTTTTTAAATATTCGTTATGCAAATATAAGTATTTTTTCTTATATAAAATAATAATATTAAATATTCGGGAGCTTAAGGTAGTGGATTAGTAGTTTCTAGATAGATGTCAACATACTTAGAACTATCTCGGTACTATCAAAATCTATTAGTTTATATAATATTGCAATATAGATATGAAGAAATTTAAAGACAACATCAAGTTCAGTTTTTCTCCTGAGTTTCAGTTCGAGATACTCAGGTTTGTTTTAAAAGATAAGGAAGGAGGATTAGTACTCAAAAGGATTAAATCCAATTACCTGGTTCTCATAGAACACTCCCTTATCTTCGAGGGTATATCAAAATATTTTAAGAAGCAAGGCAGAATGCCCTCCGAGAATATCTTAAAGGAAGTATTAAAAGAGTTACTAGAATCTAAAACCTATGTGGATTTGGTAACTAAAGATGATATACCCAATATTAATAAACTAATAAGTAATCTCTATCATATACCCCTATCGGATTCTGATTATATAAAAGAAAAGATATATCAGTTCTCTACTTATGTTGAGATGAAGAACTTAAATGATTCCTTCGATTTGGATAATTTCGAACAATATGAAGAATATTCAAGGAAGATTGAAAAGGTACTTCAGAAAAGTAAACCTAAGAAAGAGGATGAACCCTTATATATGATTCGGGATATTACTGAGAGACAGTTTAGAAGACAATCAGAACCTTCAGTTATACCTTGCCCATTTAGGCAGTTGAATGAACTAACTAATGCAGGAGGTTATCCAGAGCATTCTGTTAATGTGATACTAGATAAACCCAAGGCAAAGAAAACCTTCTTTATGGTAAACCTTGCAAGAGGTTATCTCAGAATGGAGAAGTCAGTATTATATATTGATACAGAAAATGGCCAAGAACAGATCATGGACCGTTTTATTCAATCCAGTATCAATAAAACTAAGAAGGAATTATACTCTGGTGAGTATGATAAACTTGAGGCAAAGCATTTAAGGAAACTTGCAAGGTTTGGAGTTGAATTAGTAGTTGAGCGTGTACCAGCAATGATTACTAATACCACTTATATAAGGGAAAAGATAATTCAACTTCGTAATCAAGGAATCGATATTAAAGTTCTTATGGTTGACTACGCTGGTAAACTTGCATCAATAGCGGGGGATAGGGAAGATTTCGAAAGAATATCTAATGTATACGTAGATCTTCAGAATCTGGCAGAGGAATTACATTTAGACATTATATGGACTGCTCATCACATTACTCGTGAAGGTAAAAAGCATAGGCTTACTCGGTATGATGAGAATGATATCTCTGGTTCAATTGCAATCGTTCGTAATGCCCAGGTTATCATGGGTCTTAACTCTACTGAGCAAGAAGAAAAAGATAATATTCTTCGAGCTGAGATAGTAGTACAAAGGGATGGTCTTCCTTCCGGTAGAGCATTATTCAAATGCGATGTCGAAAGGCAAAGATGTACGGAATTTACAAGGGAACAACGTAAACAATATGATGAAGTGTATTCTGGAGTATTAGATTCTATGATGAAGAGTTCTAAAGATAATCCCTCTGCAAATAAAGAAAAGTATGAGAAGAAATCAGGTGATATCTAAAAGAAAGTTAATCTCTAATATAGTAGGGTGGCCAGATTATTATATTTCTAAGAGAAGTAGGTTATATAGATACTACCCTAAAAGAAAAGTATGGATGTTATTAAAAGGTACCCTCAATCGGGGTAGGATATATCATATATTAAGAGATAGTAATAAACATAAAAGGATTCAGGCTTCTAGATTAGTAGCCTTAGCTTGGGTACCTAACCCAGAGAGTAAACCTCATGTATGTCATAAAGATAATAACCCTTGCAATAATATACATACTAATCTTTATTGGGGTACACAGAAAGAAAATATACAACAGTGTATCAGGGATAATAGATTTAGACCTCAAGGTAAAGTACCCATATCTAGAAAGGATATACTTAATCTTAATAAAGATTATTTAAACGGTGTTACTATAAAGGAACTAAAACAGAAATACAATATAACCCATATTCATAGATACGTTAAAGAAACTAAAAAGAGATATAGATTAGGACATGATAGGGTACGAGAGTTAATTAGGGATAAAGCCAAGGGTTACTCCAATAAAGAATTGGGAGAAAAGTATAAGCTAAGTAAAGCTAGTATTAGTCACTACTTAAATAGAAGTTTATGAAAATAACAAATCAGTTTAAGTCTAAGCTCAAAACTTATTTCATTAAAAGACTTGGAGCTTTTGAATATCGACATGGCTGGATGCGTATACCAACTTGCCCCTATTGTGGGAGAGAACATAAGTTGGGGGTTAATCTTTCTATGTATCGAACTAATTGTTTTCGATGTAATGCCCATCCTTCTCCTGCTCAACTAATAATGGACATAGAAGGATTTACTGAGTACCATGAACTAATTAATTTTTTGAACAATGGCCAATTTGATGAACTACAGTTTAAGGAAGAGAAAATCGAACTTGCCGAAAGTAAGCCAGTATATCTCCCTGAGGGATTTAGAAACATTTCGCTCGGGGATAGCCAACTTGCAAAAAGCATTCGGGGATATATCAAGAAACGCGGATTTAGCCTCGAGAAGTTTTCAAGATACGGTATCGGCTATGGAACAAGCGGCTCAACATATGGGTACCTTATCATCCCGTTTTATTATCGAGGACAACTTAGGTATTACAATGCTCGAAATGTTATCGGCAAAGGGCCCAGATATAATAACCCAGACAAAGACATCACCGGTTTGGGAAAACAATTTATCATCTTTAATCATGATGCGTTGGAGATGTATCGGTCGGTATTCATTTGCGAGGGAGCACTTAATGCTCTCACAATGGGCGATAGAGGAATTGCCACAATGGGCAAAGCTATATCTGCATTCCAAGTCAATGAGTTACTTAAATCCCAATGCGAAAGATTTATTATATTGTTGGACCCAGACGCAAAAGAATATGCCATCAACTTGGCTCTCAAGCTTGTTGCATATAAAAAAGTCAAGGTGGTGTTTTTACCAGACGGAAAAGACGTAAATGATTTAGGGAGAAGTCAGACACTTAAGTTAGTATATGCTACCAGGTACCAAAGTTATCAAGAATTGATATCAATCAGAAACTCATTGAAATAGGGAGTTCCTATTATATTATAAAATAATATATTTATGCGTGAACCATCTATCCATATAACTAAGTCTCAGTTTGAGGAAATATTAAATATCTTAGAGGTAGATAATTTCCCAGTTGAGGCTTTTTTTGTTATTGCTCGAAAGGAGGCAATAAATCATAGAGCAGTCTTAGTTTCTAACAATAAGAATACTAAGAAAGTTTCTAACATTTTACTAGCATCTAAGGGGGATGCTGCCCTTGTTGCTGATATTTTATACGCAACTCGTATAAAGTTAAAGCATAGGGGAGTTCGTAAAATAAATGAGAGTAATTCCCGAGAATGGGCAAATTGTAAAAAGCTTGCAGAAGTATGTAATAACTTCTGTGAAGATTTCAAATTTGATACCCGGGAAGGTTTTATTAAATACATTGAGACTGGGTTAAAGAGGATGACTGATTATCGTAATGTTATGCAAAGGTTATTATCCATGCAGGAGAACATTACTAATCAGATAGATGCTGAGATAGAATTACAACATTCAGATTTAGAACTTACTAAAGAGATACATGATTATTTCATAGGTAAGATTGCTAAGGCAACTGGTATATATGAGTCTTATGAAAATCAACCCGAGAAGTATGTACACTTTGCAAAGGTAGGTGAATTCCTAAAAGAGGAGGGCTGGAATTATAAGACCTTCATCGATGCTCAGTTTGAATCTCTTGCATGGTGCAATGGGTTACCGGATATTGCACAAATGTATACGGATAAAGCAATTGAAAGATACAATAAGTATTTATATAAATATAAGAATAAACAACTACTTGAAGGTGAACCAGAAGTTGAAGGTTCCCTTTGGGATAAGATAAGAAAATGATATGAAAGGTTTACAATTTTTCGGAAACAGAGTAGAGGATGCAGCTAATGCTTTTATAGATGTCCTCAAGTATTCAGACCAATCCGTGGATTATCCAGATTTTAAGGATATCGAACCATGGCCTGATGAGATAATTAATATGTTCTATGTGATTTGGAAGAATGCCAAGTTCTCAGAACTAAGTGCCATCATTATGTATACCCAACAGTCTTCTAGATTTGAAGAAATATCCGAATTGATGTTGGGTATTGGTTTGGTAGAGATGAGACACCTTGATAAGATATCGGACTTTTTACAAAAGGCAGATCCCTATGAGGATTACTCTACCATGAATATTAATCCTACGATTGAGATTGGTTCTACTTGGGAACAAGCTTTAAAGATTGCTTTGAATTCCGAGATAGAAACTATTGGTCACTACAAGAAAATTCAAAGAGCAATTGCTCAATACGAAGAACGCCCAGATTACGATGACGTGAATTATTTCCTTGAGAAATTGATTGCGGATGAGGAGCATCATATTAAACTTCTCAAGGAAGCAATGGGCATGGATAAAGCCACTAAGGGTGTAACGGTAATTATCAAATGAGTAAGATAATTATTCAGAATGGGAATATGTGCGAACTTGACTTACCTCTTAAGTTCGCACAGAAACTTTATAATGAGTTTGCCATTCGACATCCGAATGCTTTCTACTTACGTACAAGGCAAAGAGGTATGCAGAATTGGGACGGTAAGATTCATTACATCACCAAGACTGGGCAATTTAAAATAGGTTTACTTCCCAAAGTATACGATATGTGTATTGAGATGGGGATTAAACCTAAAGTTGTAGATATGAGACAACCTTTACCTAAAGTCAGTAAAGTAGTTACGAATATAGGCAAATATAAATTAAGACCAGAGCAAGAGAAAGCTGTTAAGGCAGTTATCAATAATAAGATAGGGAATACACCTTTTCATATTGGCGTATTAGATTACACTGTTAATGCAGGTAAATGCACCGGTAAGGGTACCCTAATACATACTGAGGATGGGTTATTACCTATAGAAAAAATCGTTTCTGAAACAGGTAAGATACGATATAAAGGTAAAGTCCTTACTAAAGAAGGTGTATTAGTAAAACCCAATGCAGGAGTTTATAATGAGATTAAGGTAGTAAAGATAACTACTTCTCAGGGTTATAATCTAATCTGTGGATATGAAAATCACAGATTATATACTTATTATGGAGATAATCTACAATGGGTATATGTTAAGGATTTAAAGAAAGGGGATTGTTTACCTATCTCCTTAGAATATACTCATTCTAAAAATACCATAGGTAAAAACCTTAGCTATACTTTGGGAGCTTTATCCGGAGATGGTCATATTCATCCAGTTTCTAAAAATCAAATAAACATATCTATATCAGGTCAAGATATAGAAGTAGCCGAAGTAGTTAAAGCTACTATGGATGAAATCTGTAAAACTCCTGTAGAAATAAAACCCCACAAAAGATTTAAAGGTTTTCATATATCTAAATCCGATACTAATTTTGCTAAACTACTTCAAGAGGAATATCCAGAATTAATTGGTACTGCCCATGAAAAGTACATACCCGATAAGATTCTTCAGGCTTCTTATGATGACTTAAGGAATTATATAGCAGGTTTATTTGATACAGATGGGCATAATTCATCATCTCATGGTAGAAGATCCTTATCTTTTACTACTGTAAATCTTGAAAATGCTCGTAGAGTACAACAAGCTTTATTATCTTTAGGAATAGCTTGTTGTCTTAAACCCAAGAAGACTTCATGTAATGGTAAAGAGAGTATAGCTTATAGAATAACTATTCATAGCGAATTTTATGATGAGTTTCTAGAAATAATACCCATGAGGATTGAAAGAAAATGTATTCCTAGCAATTCTCAACGGAATAACTACAGTAATAAACTACCTTTTAGTAATTTTGCTAAAGAACTTTATGATAAGCTTTCTTGGAAAGAAAAAGGTAAGTTTAGAAAAACCTATGGTAGAGTTATAAGTACACAGGTAAGTCATCATAATAGATTAACTTTAACTGCTTTTAATTGTTTAGTAGAATTCTTAGGCTCTAATAATGATAAAGCTACAGAATTACTAAATATTTCTAGTAATTGTTATTGGGATAAAATAGATAAGATAGAAATCTTAGATAAATACCCATGTTATGATATGGAGATACCTAAGTATCATAATTACCTATCTAATGGATTCATATCTCATAACACACTTATCATGTCGTCTTTATATTTGTCCTATAAGAAGCAGTTAAAGACTTTGCTAATAACTAATGACTCGGATTGGTTAAACCAGGCTAGAGAAGAATTTAAGCAATATCTCCCAGGAGAAGATATCACTTTCGTTCAAGGCAAAGTTTTAAACTGGAGTAATTTCACCATAGGTATGGTTCAGTCTATTTCGAGGAATATGAGATTCTATCAAAAGGAATTATCTCAAATAGATATGGTACTTGTAGATGAGGCTGACCAAGGAGGTAGTAAGCAATATCAGAATGTAATCACTCGGTTATTTAATACCAGAATTCGTATAGGATTATCTGGTACCATTTATATGAGCAAGCTTGCTAAGGATAAAGTTAAGAATATGAACCTTGAATGTTTCTTTGGTAAAGTGATTGCCGAGTTTAAACTTAAGGATTCTATCAAAAAGGGTTACTCAACAAAAACCGTTGTAAAGATGGTACCTGGTAAACCCTGGTATGGTAATTGGGAATCTGATTGTATTTCCTATAAGGAAATATACGATGATTCAATCACCAATTGTTATACAGCTTGGTTAATGGCTTATAATAGATTACTATGGAACCTTAATCAAGGCAGATACCCTGCTCTCGTAGTATGCAAGCATATTGCACATTGTGAAAATCTATATAAGTTCTTTAAAAAGAAACTGGGCGATGCCTATAATATTGCCTATGTGCATGTTAATACTCCTTCTAAGTTAAGACAACAAATAATGAAGGATTTCAGGGAAGGTAAAATAGATATCCTGGTATCAACTACAATCATTGCTCGAGGTAAAAACTTTCCTAAGCTTAAGTACTTACTCAATACCGCAAGTATGGATTCACAAGAAAAATCCATTCAATTCCTTGGTCGTTTGGTAAGAACCGATGAATCTAAAAATAAGGTATACCTTGATGACCTTCATTATCCTGGGAATTATTTAGATAGGCACGGTAAACATCGGAAGCAATATTATCAGAGACAAGAATTGAAAGTAATACTGTTAGATAAGCTATGGAAGAAACATCCTAACCATAGCCTTATTAAGAGTTAACTAGAAGTACTATGAGTATTTACTTTTTCTCCGTAGGAGGAAAAGAAGATTACAATTAATAAGCATATAGGCATTATGAATAATGATAAACTAATATGTATCAGAGACGAAGATGATACTAAACTAACTACTCTCTTATCAGAAGGTTGGAGGATAATCCAAATCTCTGCATCAGGTATTTATTGCTGGGTACTCTTAAGGAAAACCCAATAACACTAAAGAGAAAATTAAAGGCTTTCAGTGATGGAGAAATATATTTTAATTACAGCGGTTGTTATTATGATAATAATACTCGCTTTAGACTTCATATTTTCTAAGGATGGTTATCAATGCCATTCATGTAAGAAACGTTTTCATAAAAAGGATTTGGAAATCAAAGGATGGCATTTCAAAGAATGGGTCTGTCCTAATTGTAAACACCTTAATTATACTTATGATGAGGAAGATTAAAGAATGGTTTAAGTCTCTCATTGTTGGGGAGGTACATAATCCTAAACATGTATTCAACTGTAGAGATTTGATATGGATATCAAGCTTGGAAACTTCTCAAAATACTCCCGAATGCTTTACTCATTATTTCTATCTGTACTGGAGTAATGATATGGTAGTCAAAGTATGTCAAGAGAGTCATGATAGAAATTCATACCAAGAATTATATAAACTCAGGGAACTATTTATAAATAACATGGGTTATTCCTATGTTCCCATAGAAGATAACAGTGAAATATACATTTTTATAAACGTAAAAAAGGACATATAATGGCTAAGAAAAAGAAACAACTTCCCGACTTATCGAAGCAAGATATTCTTACTCCCATAGATGTAAGTACTCTGGGGACTAATGGAGACCCTTGCTTTGGTATTGGATATGATTTATCAACTAAGGAATGTAAACTATGCGGAGACTCAGAGCTATGTGCATTCAAGATGTCACAGAACTTGAACATCACCAGGAAAGAACTTGAACAGAAGAATCAATACAAGGATTTAGATGTACTTGAAGATACCGTTGGTATCAAGAAATACATCCGAGGCTTGATTCGGAAAGGGAAAGACAGAAAAGAGGTTATTACCAAAACCGTTGAGAAATTTGAAGTACCAAGAAAACGTATTAGAGAACTTTATAAAGAGTGTACTAAATAATGAAACCAATAGAGATGATATGGGCTATGTTCAAGGTATACCTTAACAACCCCAATTATTCAGTGAAGCAAGAAGATGTACTTGCTAACCTTTGTATGGAAGGTTCTACCGATGTAATCAGAATGTGTAATTCATTGGGAGTACATGTTTCTAGACCCGAGAAATTAACCTTTGGACAACTTTTACGTAAATGTAATATATTATGAACAGATTTAGATTTATCAAAGTAAGGGGGGTAGTATCTCCCAACAGAGCAAACCCAAATGATGCTGGGTTAGATTTTTATGTACCAACCAACTTGACTTCAGAGGATATCAACTCTAAGAATGAATTTGATTCAGGAGGATATGATTTGGATATACCCTTTAGTGAATCATTCGTAAGGCATATAGCTTTAAAACCAGGTCATCGTATACTTATCCCATCGGGTATCCAAGGTTTGCTAGAACCTCCTGCATCTATGTTAATGGCAGCAAACAAATCTGGTATAGCTACTAAGAAAGGGTTAATCTTTACTGCCGAGATAGTGGATTCCCCTTATGTTGGAGAGATACATATTGGGATATATAACACTTCTCAAGAAATTCAGGTTATCGAGGCTGGTCAAAAGCTGGTACAATTTATTCATGTACCCATTTATATTACCGAGCCAGAGGAGATTCAGCAAGAGGAGTTTTATACTGAATCACAAATGTGGGGAAGCAGAGGAGATAAAGGATTTGGTTCATCTCAAAACATAAAATAGTGGACATAAGGAATATAAATGAACAAGTGCCTCAGGTAGAAGAAACTGAGGCACGGATACTACAAGAAATGTATGATCTTGGGATAGAACAATTCTCTGGATATAAATCTATAGAGAAGTTACCAGATTATCCTTTAGATATAAATAACCCAAAGAACCAAGTTATCCTAAAGGATTTTATTGGTAGGGTTATTGAGGAATTAACCGAAGGATTCGAATCTACTGATGAAGTAGTATCTATATATCGTGATTATGGATGGAATAATGATTGCTTAACCTCAGAAGAATACACTCAGGTATTAAATCATCTAGCAAATGCAAATGAGGAACAAGCAGATGCCTTGGGATTCTTCTTTACTTTGCTTTTGTATTCTAATATATTGCCAGAAGATATTCTGAAATACCAAGATGCAAAGAGTTTATTTGAGGTAATGGCAATCGGAGTCAAAGACCTACTCATCAAGTACCCAGATCATCGAAGTGTAAGGAAATATCCTATATTAAGTTCAACCGATTGGGCAAGAGAGGATAGAGCAGAGTATGATAAGATAGTTTCTTATACCCCAGGTTTTCATGAAATGAGCGAGATATCTCATGAAAATGAGAAGCTATATTTATGGGAAGTAATATATGAACTCAATAAAGCAAGGAACTTCCTTAAATGTAGACCCTGGAAACAAACTCAAGTAATGACCAAAGAAATAGATTTTCAGGAATCATTAGTAAAAGCTTTCTATCTCTATATGGGATTCTTAGCCATGAATGGGTTTACTCCTTGCGGATTATTTAGTTTATTCTTTAAAAAACAACGTCTCAATTTATGGAGACAAAATACTAATTATTAATGTCAGGGTGGAATAAAAAATTAGAGGGGCTTCAACTTAATACGGAGGAGTCCCTCCATTCGTTAGAATTTGCTACTTCACAAGAGGCATGGGAAAAACTCAATGAGGGATTCCTAAGATTAGACCCAATCCTATTTGGGAAAGGAGCTATGGCTAATAGTGGGGTAGCAGTAGTGTATAATGTATTTATAAAAATACGAAAAGCATGGGTAGACCCCGAATTTGATTATGGGAGATGTTTCAATTACAAAGAAACTAAGTGGACTAGCTTATTGAATAACTACATAGATTTTAATAAGCTTGACTTGTTGCGTAGTAAACTGAGAGTACTGAGAAATAAGTACAATCAGAATTACAATATAACTTATATGTTTAACAATCATCATGATAACGGAAAGCAATGTCTAATAGCAGCGACTTTTTCAAAACGATTCGGGGAGGACATCCCAGTTATTACAATGGTAGTTCGGGCTTCGGAGATTACCAAGAGGTTAATATTCGATTTCCTATTAATTCAACGAATGTCAGAGTACGTATATGGGCCGGACCAGTCAGTACAAATCAACCTATTCGCGACTCAAATGTACGGAAATGTGGAGACACTTTTAATGTATCATACCCATAAACCTTTGAAGAAGGTACTTAAAGGAGCAGAGGAGAATTCATGGAATAAGAGGATAAAAGAGATATGGAAAAAATTCCAAAAGGGCACAGAGAAGGAATTCTCTTCATTCAAGGTATTCTTTAGAAGTTTTAAAGTGCTTCGACCAGATTTATATGAGGAAACATATAAATCAATGAAAGCAAAAGAATTACTTCTCGAGTATGAGGATATAGAATACCCGGAGAATGTAATCTCTTACTCTCAACGTAAAGCCTATAAAAAGAAACTTTTAAAACAAAAGAACAATGGAAGCTAAGGAATTTTTAAATCAGAAGCGTATAGGATTAGTAAACAAATTCTATTACCAAGTTTTTGAGATTAAAAAGAACGGGGGAGAACCAGATATACCCTTGTTAATGAAAGAGGTAGAGGATTTTGATGATTTTGTATATCGCTACTGGCATATGACCTGGGTTAGTTCTACAATGTCATACAATTAAATATTTATATTATATGAGGATATATTCTAACAGTTTTGAGTTAATGTCCGAAATGGGCAGAGAACTCAACAGTTATGGTCAAACTGTAAAACCAAAGACCTATCAAAATAAAGTGATTGAAGGTAATGAGGATTTTATTACAAAAGAACTCATTTGCCAACAATATTGTTTAACTTCACTTGGAGACCCAGTATGGTTATTCATATTCTCTCATTCAAAGGAATGGGCAGATGCCGAGTTTAAAGAAAGAATTGGTTGGTATGATTTAAATCCAGGTAAAGCTTGGGAATTGAGAAAAGATTTATGGGAACAGTTTTTGGTGAATGGTAAGTTTGATTACACCTACCCAGAGCGTATTTGGAACTCGTTAGACATTTATGGTAGTACCTCTTTTAACTGTGATTCAGCAATGCAATCAGTTATTGAACTTCTTAAGAGGGATAATGATACTCGTAAAGCAGTACTCCCTATATTCCATGGTACAGATTTAAGATTCCTTGATGGAAGTAAACGTATACCTTGCTCAATGTATTATGATTTCCTTATCCGTCAGAATGGTAAAGGAGAGAAGGTATTACATATTTGCTATCATCAAAGAAGTTCGGACTTTGTACAACATTTCGGTAATGATGTATATCTTGCATGGAGACTCATGCAATATGTAGCTAAAGAGGTAGGAGTAAAACCAGGTTATCTATATCATACTATTGATTCTCTTCATGCTTATAAGAAAGATTGGACAGCATTAGCTTCTAATCTGGAAGACTTACAAGAGAAATACTAATAATGAGGGATGTATCTACTACTGGTGGGTATGTCCCTTTTTCTATTTATAAATATATGAAGAAAAAACATGTATCATCTTTTCCAGTAATCTTGCGTAAAAGGTTCATGGATAATATACCTGGATTTTCTGGTTATTATGTTTCTAAACGAGGTCGGGTATATACCAGAAGAAGAGTTGGATTAGGTAGAAAATCTAAAACTGGTGTTGGAGATTTAAACAGAGTGGGTTATTGGAGGGAATTAACTAGAATAACTAACCATAAGGGATATTATAGGTTAGTAATACAGGATGATTTCCGTAAAAGACATTATGTACAAGTGTCTAGGTTGGTAGCTTTAGCTTATATACCTAACCCATTAAATAAACCCTTTGTATGTCATAAAGATAATAATCCTAAGAATAATTTTTATAAAAATCTTTACTGGGGTACTCAATCTGAGAATATTCAACAATGTGTTAAAGATGGGAGACATCAATCATGCAAACTAGATATGTAATTATTAAGAACAAACGTATGCTTAAAAAAGTTATTGAACTATGTAAGTATACCGGATATGCCAGTGTGGATTATGAAACTGATGGTTCACCAATTTACAATAAGGGTTTTAAGCCAACTATACTCTCAGTATCCTGGATGCCCGGGTTTGGTGCTTCCATTCCTTTAGACCATTTCGAAACAAAAGATTATACTTCACCCGGTTGGAATTGGAAAAAGATGCTAAGGAAATTTGGGGAAGAGGTAATCGAGAATTATGAGATAACTAAGGTTGCATGGAACTGGAAATTTGATGACCAGATAAACCAGAAATATCAAATATTCTATAGAGGTACTTGTTTAGATGGTATGCTTGCAAAATATCTACTAAACGAGGAAAAACCTAATGATTTAAAATCAATGGTAAGAAGGTATTTACCAGAGTATGGTAATTATGAGAAGCAAGATGCTTTCGATAAAATACCTTGGGATAAAAAAGAGTTAGACCCACTTTGCCATTATGGATGTCAAGATACGGATTATACTCTTAGGTTAATGATATTCTTTGAAAAGAAGCTGATTGACTTTGGTTTGTACAGTACCTTCAGGAATTTAATTATGTCTGCATCAAGGGTACTCACTTCAGTAGAGAAGAATGGTTTGTATCTAGATAGAGAGTTCAATAATCAACTACTGGAAACATATAAACCAAAAATAGATGCGGCTAGACAAGCTATATATGATTTGCCAAGAGTAAAGAAATTCGAAAAGAAGTATAACCAAGAAAAGATTGATAAATATATTCAATCTATTGAAGCTGAACTTGAGGAGCTAGATTATAATGATCCAAAAGATAAACGAAAGATTGTATCAAGGGAACAGAAAATCTCAAATATCAAGGCTGGTATATTCACAACTAAAAAGGAACAAGAATTGATAAGACCTATCAATTTGGGTAGTTCAGTTGATTTACCTGCATTGATGTATTCGGAAGAAGGTTTTCATTTTGAGGTAATTAAGAATAATGAATCCGGTAAACCAAGTACAGATGAAGAGACTCTTACTAATCTAAGGTTAACCGTTAAAAAACCAGATTCACCTAAGGCAATTTTCCTTGATAGGCTTCTTGAATTACGAGGTTTAGAGAAGATGTATAAAACCTATATAGATGGTTGGAATGAAAAAGTTCAAGATGATGATAGATTACATGGAAGATTTCTTATTCATGGGACTACAAGTGGAAGATTATCCTCTGCAGAACCCAATGCTCAACAAATTCCCAAGACATCCGTAGACCCAAATATTAAATTACAATTAAAAGCTCCTAAAGGAACCTTATATATTGCTAGTGATTTTAGCCAGGCAGAATTAAGAATTATGGCTCATCTATCTGGAGATGAAACTTATCTTAATGCTTTTAACTCTGGTCAGGACCCTCACTTAGCAATTGCTGCTACTAAATATCATATACCCTATGAAGAAGCTCTTAAGATATATGAGGATGAAAATCATCCAGAACATAAGATATGGAAGGTGAGAAGAAAGCAAGCTAAACAAATTGCTTTTGGACTTATTTATGGAATTGGTGCAAAATTACTAGCAGTAAAACTATCTGACCCAAAATCTGGTATTATAGTTACACCAGAAGAAGCCCAAAAGGAAATGGACATATTCTTTGGTCAACACCCCAAGTTGAAGACCTTCTTGAAGAAACAAGAGAAATTCCTTAGAAAGAATGGGCATCTGGTATCATTATTTGGGAGGAAAAGAAGATTACCCCAAATATATTCAAATGATAAGGGAGAAGAAGCTTATGCTTTGAGATTAGCATTAAATTTCCCATGTCAATCAGCAGCATCTGATATGTGTTTATTTGGAAGTATTCTCATATACTACTTAATGAGACAAGGTAAATTACCCTCTACTAAGTCTGTATGTTTGGTACATGATGCTAATTATCAGATTACTAAACCAGAGAATATTAATATTTGGAGTATATATGAGATGTGGCAAATTTATAGGAACCCATTAACTAAGCCATACTTCGGCTTTCAGATAGATGATGTCACAATGGACATGGAGTTTGTTATTGGTAGGTCAATGGCAGAAGAGTTACCTTTTATTCCGGGTTATGATTATAAGAAAATGTTAGAACCTGATTTCTCAGTAGAAGAATATATGGAAGAACATAAGAAATATAAACACATACCTATTTCAGAGTATAAGAAACGTTTTAACAAACAAATGAAGCAATATGAAAAAGATTTTGAACGGACCCACGGTATGGAGAGCTAAATGCCCAATATGTGATTGTGAATTTGAATATGACAATAGTGAAACTTTTGGGGTTTATAAAAAATCGGGCGATCATTTTAGGATAGTACAATGTCCTAATTGTAAAACTAATATAAAGCATTCAGATTCAGTATCTACCATTACAGGAGTGAAAAGAGAAGATACTATGTCTACATAAATAATATAAATTTATGGAATTATGGCAACACAGAAAGAGATTGATAATGCAAGTAAGTTAACTGCCCTCACTTACATGGTTGCAGGGTGCTTAGGTTATTCTATCGAAAATTTACTTAAGTATTTAGATGGGGTTAATCTAAGGTTGAGTGGACAAGAAAAAATGTTACTTAACCGATTAAAGACTCAGTTATCTCAAGTACAAACTAATCTTACTACTTTAGAGGGATTGGCTTTTAAAGTAATGGCTACGGATGAGGATGGTAAACTTGCTTATGAAGATGCCACCCATATTTATTGGGCTGCATTTTTAGCCTTACTCGATAGGGGTGGTACTGATAACTTATGCGACTTAAGATTAATGGCTTTGGTAGATAAGGTAAGCATCTATAAATCTCTTCTTAATTTGCCCGGTATGAAACTCTCTTATCAAATGGCTTTTGCTCAAGTAACTAAAGCAATAAGCAAAGGGGAATTTAGTAAAGAAGACTTTAAAAACCTATTAGAAGTTTATGAAGACGGAACTGAAAAAACTAAAGGTTAAATTTGAAGGTAAACTTATTGAGATTGATATTCAAAAAGAATTATCTATCAATGAGAATATCATTAATTCTCAGCTACGAGAATCTCCTTCTAGTTATTATGTACTTGCTTCCCTGAGAGATAAGTATATAAAAGAAAGGGATGCTCTAGCAAGGGAAAAAGAAGAAGCTTATTCGAATGCCTGGTTATATTATAAGGATGCTAATGAAAGATGGAATAATGAATACGTATCTCATAAGGCAAACCTTAACAAGAAATACTCTTCTATCAATGAAAGGTATTTAAAAGCCGTAGAAAAAGCAAATAAGTTCATAACTATCTGTAAATGTTATGAGTCACGCGAAAATATATTAAGAACTATTAATGCGAACCTAAGAAAGGGTTAACCCATTGAACTATAAACAATTACTAACTTTTAAAAACAGTATTAGAATATGAATTATTCAATGACATTTATCTCACCTCTTGTAGCTGAGAAATTTAATCAAGAATTACCCGGATGCCCAACAGAAAACCGGGTACTTATTTTATCTCCCAAGGAGGTAAACCAAACTAAATCTGGTTTGATTATCCCTGAACAAGTAAAAGAGGGAGTTCCTCGTAAAGGGGTTGTAGTAAAGAGTGGGGAAATTACTGAAGAATACAAAACCTACCGAGAATTGGTTGCTGTAGGTAGAATAGTTACCTATGGTTTGTATGCAGGTAAAGAACTTGAATTCGAAACGGACAAACTATCCCCTGCTCTCAAACAGCTTTTAGAGAAAAACGTTCTTACCGTATTGAGTATGAACGAAGTAGTTTACTCAGAACCGAATAATTAAACCTAATCATTATGATAAAAGACAAGAAGAAAAAGAAAGTTTCATCAGAAGGACTTTCTACAAAAGAAAAGATGCTAGCTAGAAAGAAACAGCTAGAATCCAAGGGAAATGGTAGTGGGTTAGTATATCCAAAAGAAGGAACACTGAGAATGAGAATTAAATCTCCCGGTGATGACCAAGAATTGGGTATCGAAATTATTCAATTCTACCTGGGTGGCAATTTGGGAGGAGTTATATCTCCGGCTACTTTTGATGAACCTTGCCCATTCATGGAGAAATATCAAGAATTGAAAAACTCTAAGGATGAAGATGACAAGGAACTTGCCAAGAATTTGGTGCCAAGAAGAAGATATGTCATCGGTGGTATCATTTACTCAGATGAAAAGGGTAGTAAGGTAGATTACGAAGGCAAAGATAAGGGAGTTTTAGTTCCTCGCTCAGTATACCAGGATATCATTGACCTTTACCTTGATGAAGATGAGGCAGGTGATATGACAGATCCAAAAACTGGATATGATATCAAGGTAATTCGTTCAGGGTCTGGTAAACTAGACACCACTTATTCTGCTCGTGCTTGCAAACCAACTAAGTTGGACAAGAAATATCAAGGTACAATTGACCTTGAGGGAATAGTTCGTTCTCAAATCAAATCTTATGACGAGTTGGAAGATTTACTTTCACAGTATCTAAACGAAGACCATGGGGATGACGATGATGACGATAAGTCAAAGAAGAAAAAGAAAAAGGGAGTTCACAAAGACCATTACATGGAAGATGATGAACCTAAGAAAAAGAAAAGAAAATACAAATCGGATATTTAAGGGTTAGTAATATGGTTTCATTCGAAGGTGGTAATTAGATTCGTTCTGTTATCACCTTCTTTAGTTTAAAGACATTACATTATGGCAAAGAAATCTAAGGTTGGTTTAAAAGTACCAACAGCAAATGAGATGGCAAAGAAATATGGAAGTATGATTAAATTAGCTTCAGAAGTTACTGATACCGATTTATATATACCATCTACTTTCTTTGCTCTGAATTACTTATTTGGTAAGGGTATTCCTTATGGTAAAATCGTAGAGATTGCTGGAGAGGAATCCTCTGGTAAATCTTTAGTGGCTTATAACTTTGCTTATGCTACTCAACAACTTGGAGGTCATGTGATATGGGTAGATGCTGAACAATCCTGGATGAATTCATGGGCTGAAATCAATGGAGTAGACCCTGCAAGAGTAACTATTGTTAATGATACCCGTATTGAATATATTGCAGACGTAGTAGCAGACTTAGCAATTTATTTACGTTCTCAATTAACTCACAATGAACCGATACTCTTAGTAATCGATTCCATTGCAGCTACTGACTGTACAGATAATATCGATGCTAAGATGGTTGATGGTAAAGCAGAAATGGGAGGTAGAGCAAAGGCTCTTTACAAATACTTCCGTATCAGAAGTGAATTATTCTACAAACTGGGAGTATCTCAGATTTATATTAACCAATTAAGAACTGCTTTAAATGTCGGATTTGGAAAAGATAATACAACAACTACAGGAGGTGCAGCACTTAAGTTCTACGCTTCAATCAGAGCTGCTTTCTATTCAGGAAGGTCTGTTACCATCAAACAAAATGGGAAAGAAAGGAAAGCTGGTAAACTTGTCACTATCAGACTTATTAAAAATAAAGTTGCGCCTCCTCGACCTACAATCAGCAAATGCCCTGTATATTTCAATCCTAAATTCCATGAAGTCGGGTTTGACAGATGCTATGCTTTGGAAGATGTATTGGTAGATACCGATGTAATCGAAAAAACTACTGGTGGATATAAATTGAAAGGGAAAACTCTTGCAAGAGGGGAAGAGAAATTCCAAAAGCTTTTGGAAGAAGACGATGAACTTCGTAGAAAACTTTTACGGAAAGCTGGAGTAAATACCATAGGTACTACTAAAAAACAACTGGAGAAAATAGAAACAAATCTATTCCCAGTCGATGGTGTAGAATATGAAAACTATTCAGATTCAGAAGAGGAGGAGGAAGATGATGAATAAGAAAGAGGTAGAAGGTATAGAGAAAGTAATTAAAGAGTATCTTAAGAAAAATTTGAGAATGGAATCTAGGGTTAGGTATCTAGATGCTTATAGCCAACCAGAGAATTATTTAGATGTATATCTTGGAGAGGAAAAGATTCAAGAAGTTTCACTTTATGAATTAGATTTTGGACGATGAGCAAGAAAACAATATTACTGATTGATGGAGAGAATATTCTCCATCAGTCTTTTCATAAGTTCGAAAAACTTAAATCTACCGATGGCAAACCGAGTGGGGCAATATTCGGATTTTTCAAATCTCTACATATGTATCTTACAAGGTTCGAACCGGATGAGGTTTATATTTCATTCGATAATGGTCATTCACCAGTAAGGACGAAGTTATTGCCCAATTACAAGGGGCATCGAAAAAATATATCAATAGATTATGAGTCATTGCAAAAGCAAAAGGCAATCATAATGAAAATGCTGGGTATGCTAAGAATTAATTATATCTTCGATAAAAAGAAATCTACAGTATATGAAGGAGATGACTTCTTAGCATATCTTGCAATTAAAAAATTCCAATCCGAGAAAATGATACTTATATCATCGGATAAAGACTTTAATCAGTTGCTATCAAATAACCTGAGGATATATAATCCCAGAAAAGATGAGATGATAAGGATGGATAATTGCAAAGAATTATTCGGTTATCATTCTCATGAAACGGTAGAGTACCTTGCAATGGTTGGAGATACTTCCGATGATATACCCGGGTTCCCGGGTATAGGCCCAGTAAAAGCAAGGAAAATCCTTGATGAGGGTAGAATTGAGAAGTTTATTGCCCAGAGTAAGAACAAAGAATACCTTCAAATATGGAAAAGGAATGAGCAATTGATTGACCTCTTCTGGTTTGTAAGACATAACCCATTGGACAAGTTACCACTTAAGTCAAAGAAGAAGTTTAAGTATGAGAAATTCAAAGAGCTTTGTATCGAATACTCTTTAGCATCCTTCTTGACAAATGAATTTATAAAACCCTTTAAAGAATTACATCATGAGTAAACGTATAATGTTTGTAGGTCCCTCAGGTATAGGGAAAACTACTTTAGCTAAGTATGTAGCTAAGAGAGAAGATCTACCTTTTATTTCTGGTAGTATGTCAGATTTATTACCTGCTACTGAAGGGGTATCACATAATGAAATATTATCCCTCGGTTCGGAGGCAATGTATAAAGCAGATTTTCAACTTCTGAACAAAAGGAATAGGTTATTCAAGGATAGAGAATACTTTGTAACTGATAGGAGTTATGCAGATTTGGCTGCTTATTTTTGGTATAAGCAATCAAGAACTTTACCAGAATGTGAAATGGAACATTTTTTCTGTCAATGTAAGACTTTAATGGAAGATCAATGTGATGTAGCAATCTTCTTACCATTAAATCTAGATACTTATAAGCATTGGTCAATGGAAGATAATGGTAAGAGAATACTTAACAGATTCTTCCAAGTTCAGATATCATCTCTTATGGGGGAATTGCTTGCAAATTGGGAAATACCCACTATTTGTATATCTGAGCTCGATTTAGGTATGAGAACGGAACAAATCAATTACCATTTAGATAGGATATGGGGAAAGAAGTAATAGCAATAGCCTTTTCAGATTTGCATATTAATCTCTGGGCTAAGTTCAATGAGAATAATCACAGGACCCTGAATAGTTTCAGGGTTTTGTCGATTATACAAAAACAATGTAGGAAGTATAATTGCCCAGCTTTATTCTGTGGGGACTTATTTCATAAGCCCGAGAATATGGACCAAGAACTTGATGAGATATGCTATAAAGAATTTAATAAGTACAATGATTATGACCCTCTATGGGTATACGCTATTTCAGGGAATCATGACATCAAGAAGGTAAGTAAAGCTGGTACACCTCCCTATAGCTGGCTTTATAGAGTAGAAAGGTATGGGATTTATATATTAGATTATGGGTCTGCTATCTTATCTTCTAATCATAAGGATATAAAAGTATATGGTGTACCTTATATTGATAATAATGTCGGTCTAAGTGAATATTTAAAGAATATTGAATTAGATAAAAGTCTTAAGAATATACTTTTACTACACACGGATTATCCAGGAGCAAAGGACACCGATGGTAGGGAAATAGATTCTGTAGAGAATCTTAATGTTAACCTTCTCAATAAGTTCGATTTAGTATTATGTGGACATATTCATAAACCTCAAAGACTTTCGAAAAAGGTCTATATGATTGGGGCAACTAACCATCAAAGAAGAACCGATAGAGATTGCGAATTGGGTTATTGGAAAATATATGAGGACCTATCAATGAAGTTCATCCCTTTAAGGGAATTCCCGAAATTCATTGATGTAGAATCTGAGGAAGATATTAAAGATGATGGCAATTATTATACTGTGATTCCCAAGAAAACTAGTACTCCCGTTAATAACAAACATAAGATTACTAAGCAACTTTCTAAGAAGTCACTAGCAAAGAGGTACTTAAAAGAGAAAGGTATCAATGATAAGGTTAAATCGAACCTATTAATAGAAACACTTAAAAAGGTAGAGTCATGCTAAGTTTTATGAATATGGATGTAGTGGGTTTTTGTTCAATAGAAACCCTGCATCTACAACTAAATCCAACTTGTACCATCCTTATCAAGGCACCAAATGGGAAAGGGAAATCAACTATTCTATCGGCATTAGTATGGGCAATATATGGGAAAAATCTAAAGGGTGTATCTGATGTAAATACCTGGAAGGAAGTAAGACCCAAAGATTACAAGGGGACTATGGTCCAGGTATTCTTCCAAAAAGACACCCATACTTATAAGATTATCCGATGTCAAAAATATGAAGAAATACTTGAGGATGGTGCAAAGGGCAAAGACCGATTAGTATTCATCAAAGATGGTGATATAATTGACATCAAAGGTAAGGGTAAGATACAAGATGCCATAAACCGAGAGATAGGTTTATCATATACTCTGTTTATGAATTCTATAATGTTTGGTCAGGGCATCAAACGATTAATACAAGAATCTAATTCTGATAAGAAAAAGATATTCGAAGAAGTATTTGATTTAGAATTCTTAAACCTTGCCAAAGGCATTGCATTACAAGATAAAAATAATATAGTGGCCCAGATAAATGAGGTAGAGCATCAATCTCAATTATTAAAGAAAGAATTAGAGGCAAACAAGGAGGCTTACTTCGACTTAAGAGATAGAGAGAAGTCCTTTAAGAAGAAGAACAGAGAAGAAAGGAAATCCTTGAAGCAAGATAGGGAGAAACTAACCAAGTTACTGATACAAAAACAAAAACAGATTAAAGATGAGGTAGATGCTTCTATAAAGATTAAGATTAAAAATCAGAACAAATTAATCTCTGATATCATGGGTAAATTGAATAATGCTAAGAAGATATCCAATGTATCTCTCAAAGAGGTCATTAAGGAATTAGTAATACAGTTAGAAGGAGGTAACTACAAACGTGCATTACGAGATGCTAAATCAATATATAATGCGTTCTCTGATATTGAAAAATATGAGAAGAAATACTCAAAAGCCCAAGATAGGTTGGAAGAATTAGAGAACGTGGATGAACGATATAAGAAATTGAAATCTGATTGTGATGATATTGCTGATGACCTTGCTTCTATTGACGAAGATTTGACCAAGCTCAAACAGGAAAAGCTTAAGGTCATGTCTCCCAAGTATAAACAGAAGCTTAAAGAGATTAGGAAAAACTTACGGAAAGTTGATGAGGATTTTCATAACAAAGAATTAGAGTTAGAGAATTATAATTGGTTAATTAATGACCCTCTTGGTAATAATGGGATTAAGGCCTATCTCTTCGATTCATCTCTTGAATTCCTTAATAGAACTCTGGACAAGTATTCAGAGGTACTTGGGTTTAGAATAGAGTTCAATATAGACCTGGGAACTGCAAGAAAAGATTTTGTTACTCTAATAGAAAGGGATGGGATGATTATGGATTATGATGAACTTAGTGGCGGGGAAAAGACCCTATGCAATTTCTCTATGGCTTTAGCTATGCATGAGGCTTTAACTGCTAGTAAAGGGGTAAATATTATATTGTTCGATGAAGTATTCGAATCCCTAAGTTCGGATAATGTAGAATTAGTTACTTCTTTAATACGCAAATATTCAGAGGGAAAAACTGTATTTGTGATTACTCATCTTGAGGGAGTGGTATTCAGTCATTCTAAAATATTACAAGTAACAAAAGAAAAAGGGCTATCATACTATAAATACTTGTAAACCAAATTTACAGGCATGAAAAAGTATGATAACATCCCAGGATTCCCAGGTTACTACATAAGTAAGAGAGGGCACCTTTGGTCTAGATATTCCAAGGGAGTTCTCTCTACTGTGTGGATTAAAAAGAAATTTTATTTGAGTTCTACCAATGGTAGGTATAAAACTTCAATAGTTCATGAAACTTTAGGAAAGATTAAAATGAATCGGTATAGATTAGTAGCTTTAGCCTATATCCCAAATCCTAATGGTAACCCAGAAGTTTGTCATATAGATAGTAACCCAACTAATGATTATTACAAGAATCTATATTGGGGAACTTATAAAGATAATCATAGGGATATGAGAGAAGCTGGCAATTTTTATAGCCCTTTTATAGAGAATAATCCCAATAAGGGTAAAAGGGGTTGGCAATTGAACACAAAGTTATCAGAATCAGAGTTTAGGTCAATTATTAAACTAAGGGAAACCGGTTACTCAAATAAAGAGATTATTAAAAAATTGGGCTTAATAGGTATACACTCATCTGGGGTAAGTAGGATTTGGAAGAAATATAAAGAAGGCTATTATAATGAGGTTTTAAAACTATAATGGTATATAAAATACAATACATCATGAACTCTAAGAATAAAGGAAATCGATTCGAAAGAAAGATAGGGGCTTGGTTTACGAAATGGACCGGGTACAAATTTGAAAGGAATAGAGCGGGGAGTGGAGCTTGGCATTCAAACAAGGACTCCACTTCCGATTTAACCTGTACTGATGAAAGGCATGCTCATAGATGTAAGATATCCATCGAATGCAAGAATTATAAAGAGATTAAGTTTGAACATCTACTCTTAGGTAATAAGGGATGCGATATATTGAAATTTTGGGAACAAGCTTCTAAGGATGCAAAAAGAGCAAATAAAGTTCCCATACTCTGTATGAGATATAATTCAATGCCCTCAGAAGAATTTTTCTTTGTAGTTGGAAAGGGTCTATCTTCCGTATTATATAAACCCCTATTCGATAAAGCCAATATTATGGTAATCGATGTACCAAAGATAGATGAGATTCTTTATGTATTCATGGCTAGTGATATACTGAAGAATGTAAACTATAAGTTAGTACATAAACAAGCTAAGTTAATTCTTAAAAATCGGTAACCCATGAAGAAGCATACCCCATACTCATATTGTATATTTTACCTTGAAAGGAAGTACTGTGATAAAATCAATAAAGAACTCAAAGAAAAGGGGTATGACCAAATCAAGGCAATTATTCCTATGGTAAACGTATTAAGAAAAACCACAAAGGGTAAGATGATATTTGAAGAAGTACCAGTATTATTCAATTATGGTTTTATGAGAATGCCCACTAAATTAGCATTCTCAAGGCCTTTTCTTAATAAGTTACGTAGGAATATATCTGGTATCAGAACTTGGTTACGTAATACTGAGACAATGCACCCAAGAAAGAAAAAGGTAAGAATTGACAATGCTGAAGACTTTGATGATTTTTCTTTAGTGGCTACTTGTAGTAGAAAAGAAGTAAGGCGATTTAAACGTATTGCTAGAGAGAACAAGAAGTTTTCGGTAGATGATTTAGTCAATGTAAAACCGGGAGATTACTTAGTATTACGAGGTTATCCCTATGAGGGAGTAGATGCTACAGTATTAGAGGTTGACCATCTTTGTAAAAGAGTAAAAGTCCTTATATACCCAGAAATGGGAAGGATGGAAGTATGGTTACCTTTTGACAACGTTATCTATAGTGTATATTTAAATCATGACCCAGATAAGCTTTATGCTAATTCTGGGGAATATGACCCTAATCAGATAACCAATGAAGCAATTGATAGTATAATGAGATATAGGAGAATTTAATGTTATGAACGAAGTTCAACAAAAAGCCTGGAGTTGTTTAATTGATAAAGAACAACAATCATTATTCCTTCAACTATCAGAAAGTAAATCTTCATGGGAAGCTGGTGAAATTTTAAAGTTATCTCATTACAAGTATCTTGAAATCCGGGAACGGTCAGAGAAATTCTTTAGGCTATTCTCGGATTTTTTTGAGAAACACACTTCTATTTTTCGACCAGATTGCCCCTGTGAGAGGAATTTCCAAGATTATATGGAGGGATGTTTAGAGAAACGATTAAAAAGAAAAGAAGCAAGCTTATTCACAGGAGACTCAGCTCAATTACTCCCAAAGGTAAACTCTAAAAATATAGAGAGAAACATGAAGAGGTTAAAGGAGTCTGATGATGAATGGGACATAGACACTCTAAGATTAATTCTTGAATTTGATAGGTGGAATAACTTTAGAATACTTCCAAGGATGCTACAACAGCCATCTGCATTTAAAAGGCGGTCGAATAAGAAGGATAAGATATATATCAAATACCTACTTAATAGGGTACCAGATTGGATGCACACTAAACTCAAGGAAAGGTTTAGGTATAAAGTAAAACCAGGAAAGAAAAAGTATTGGGTAGCTTTAATATCTGAGGACCTATATACTGATGGTTATCTATTGTTACCAGTAAGACCTTTGGATGAAGTAGTAAATGAATTCAGTAGATTTTACATGTATGTATTCAAAACTAAAGATGATGCTGATACCTTTGGTTTTATGGTATCTAAGTTCATGATTAAAACCGAATCTGTTAAGCTTGGACAAAAATTCTGGCCAGAGTACCGTTGCTGTGTGGAAAGAGCAGTAAACTATAATCAAGTGAACAACATAGAATTCAATATTAAGAAATTGGATATGGCTTATAACACACATATCAAGAGAAAGCATAAAAACCCTAAATCCACTGCTGCGAACCGAGCAAAAACCTCGGATTTTTATAAAAATAAATAGAGAAATAAGATAAGATTAAATTATTTATTCTTATATTTGCAAAGAAAATAAATGAATATTTAAAAATATTGATGATATGGCAAAAAAGAGTAGAAAAGACATGAAAGCCCCATCCAAGGAGAAATCAAATTTCCTTGGTGCTTCTGGGAGAAACATGACTTATAAGGATTTAAAGAGAAAGGCTATCATATTAGGGATGCCTTTCCCTGATGCTTGTTCTGCTGGGGTATTTGACTTATTACATTATATCAATGTATCAGAAGAAAAGCCCGATAAATCGTTAATTGATAAATATGACGATTGGATGGATAAGCAATTAGAAAATATTGGGTATTCGAAAGATGACCCATTAAGAAATTCTCGATTAAGGCTTGGGTTTCTCGGAGAAGAAGGGGAAAATGGGCAAAGAAGAACCAAACGAGTTCCTGGGATAAAGAAACCTCGAGAAAAGAAACCACCAAGAGAGAGGGGTGAATTTAATCTTATCAAGGGTACAAAGAAATCTTATGTATTTGAATTAACTGCAAAAGGTTTTGAACTTGATAGAGTTATTCGGAGAATGAAAAAGAAATTCCCCGAAGCAAATGAGAAATCTATCAATCTTTGGTATAGAATGGCAAAGAGGAATATAAATGGTAAAACTAAAGGAAAGTAACAACGGACCCATACTACCAGATAGGTATTATATATGGACTTGGAGACCAGATACCACCAATAAGATTGTTACTGAAAAGAAATTATATAGGAAACATCTAACCGGTATACCATACTTTACTAGACACCAAGTAAAGGTTACCTTAGTTTATCTTTATGGTGTAGATGTTCTTCAATATATCCATATAATATCTGGGAGGAAACTTATAAAACAAGGCATTAGAGAATTATCCGATATGAATGGTAAACTTCTTAAAAAGGGTAGTACTAAATTCTGGTTTAAGGGTAAATTCGTAAAAGCAAGGAAGTTCATAATGCCCGATGAATATCACATAGATAAACACCGACGAAGAAGATTTATGGTACAAATGCACCGAGTCTTTAAGTCTAAAGGAAAAAAGGAATTCAATGAAAGGTACTCAATCAAACTCTATGGACAACGGCAAGGCATATCTCCCAAGTATACAAGGCAAAAGAGATTACAAATCAATCTTGCTATCCTACAGGATTTACAACAGGCTGAGTCAAGAGGAGAAACATAAATTCAATTTGTTATTCCTGCAGTATCCCCCATTGGTAGGTTCATTGGCTTTATATTTAAGAAAGAAAATGAACATCCCAATACAAAAGGTACTATTTATCAAAGCACAAAGGGATATGCTTGAAATATTCGATGAGGCATCACTTAAATTTTTAGGGTATTTGCCTAAAGAAAGGTTTATTAAGAAGTCTCTATTATTTCAAGGGTTTGTTCCATTAGAGAGTATTAAACTTAGAAGATCTTATGCTTATATAATGACAAATAGGGTGATAGAAAATCAAATATGGGTCTACCCAATTCGATTATCCAATAACTATAAAACAATGATAAAAGGGAAATACAAATCCTATACCGAAGTATTTGGGAAGGTGGGTATTCCTGGGATAACTAAAATTAAATATAGCAATGAATAATAACGAAGGTTTTAAAATCACAGCACATCAACCAGCAAACCCATTTGCAGGTAAGAAGTTTAAGATAGTCACTTATCAAGGTGACAAGGAACTTGCCTCTCAGGCAATAACAATTGAATCTCAATTAGAATTAAAGACAACTCTAGATGAGATAAAACAATTCAATATTGCTCAGGAGGAATTAGTAAAATCTGGGTATACTCAGAAATCCATACTGGTAAAGAAACTTATAACAGAGTGATATAAATAAATTATTAACCAACTTAAACATTACGAAAATGGCTAAGAAGAAAAAAGAAGTGGAACTGAAAGAAGTTTCCAGAACAGAAATCAATGGTGCAATCATCATTAAGTACGAAGACGGCTCAGTAAAGATTATCCCTGCTCCTATCATGCTTTCTGCCGAAGAAGCCGAAAACCTTTTTGGTTCTGAATCCGATGACGAGGAAGAAGAAGAGGAAGAATCAGACGATGATGATGATGATTCCGAAGAGGAAGAAGAAGAGGAATCGGGTGATGACGATGATGACGATGAGGAAGATGATGATGATGATGATGATGATGATTCCGAAGAGGAAGAAGAAGAGGAAGAACTGACCGGTGAAGAACTTGCCGAAATGGACTTCGAAGAACTTGAGGATGTCTGCGACGACAAAGACCTTGAAACTGACCCAGACGATTACGATGAAGATGACGTCGAAAAACTCCGTAAAGCAATTGCCAAAGAACTCGGTCTCAAATTGCCGGCAAAGAAAGAAACCAAAGGTAAAGGCAAGAAAGGGAAAAAGTAATCTGGTAACTGTATTCAAGATTTAAAAGAAGGTAGGGAAATTTCCCTACCTTTACTATCAACTATTAATAAACGTAGAAGTTTACTTATAATAACCATTAACTTATAAAACATTAAAAATTATGGCAACAAAGAAATCAGACTCCAAGAAGAAAGGGGATAAGGAAAAAGACCCCGAAAAAGAAGCTAAACGTAAAGCTCGTCAAGAGGCACTCAAGAATCGGCCGGCTGAACAACGCCCTAACAGCAAGCAAATCGACGTTATTGCCATTAACGACAAATCCAAGGTAATGAACTTTGGTTATGCCGTTAAAAACAAGGAAGGCTATCAGGGTGTAGTGGTTACTTCTGTATTGGTTACGGATGGCAAACCGGTATCAACTTCAGTTTCATTCGTTCCGGGAACTCTTACCGTTAAGTCTAAGAAAGGACATGGCGTTATTTGTTCTCCGAAAAACAAAAAGGCTAATGAAGAAGAAGAGGAAGAATCAGAAGATTAAACTCTAACTTACTAACTACTATCCCATATGTCTGCTATATAAATTTAGAGTTTAAGTTCATATGAATAACATCTACCCTTAGGACGTTGTTCAGCCAAAAGCTCATTGCCTGTGAAGGTAGTGGGCTTTAATTTTTTATACCCATGGAAGAAGAGAAATTAGCAATTCGAAAGAACATTCGAATACTTGCATTGGATAATCTAATAAATACTTATACTGATGCACTAGAAGATAAAGAATTAAACCTGGGACCAGATGAAAGGGAACTTGCCATCAATATAATAAATGAGGCAAGAGAAATGCTATCAGAAGAAACTCAGGAAGTATCTAACCAAGTAATGCAAAGACCCAAATGGAAAAAGACTTAAGATTATTAGTGGGAAACATTAATCAAACTCTCAGAGAATTAGATTATGTTTCGTACCTTAAAAAGGTAGCTCTTAGTAAGGGTAAGAAAGGAGAATACCAATCCCATAGGTTGAAGAGTAATTATCTGAAAAGAAAACTCATATCTCTTAAAGGAGCCCTGAATAAAAAACTTCATGGGACTTATATTGTTGCCCAATTTAATTTTATAAGGGGGGAACAGAAAGAAACTTTTGAACAAACTTTTACGGACTTATCTCAGAAAGAGGTAGAAGATATACTTCAACTCGAGGCAGTTTTAAAACAATGCAGTTTAGAAATCCTAGAAATTAAAGAAATCCCAACCCAAATTAGGAAGGTATAACTATGGTATTATGTAAATAGGAAATTCAATTATTCACCTAATATAAATGAAAATGGCTAAGAAAGACGAAAAGAAGAGTAAATCGGAATCCAAGACTCCGGAACTCACAAAGGCTAAGAAAGCTTTGGATGCTTACCTTAAAGAGAACAAGTTGGACCCTACTAAGGATTGGACCAAAGACAAGAAACATGGTAAAAAGGTTACCGAACTTGTAAACAAGCTCAATAAGGAAAGAGACAAAGTTGCTGCTGCCTATCCTGAAGCTGACCAAGAGAACAACAAGAAATTGGTAAAACTCCAGGAAAAAGAGAAGAAGGAAAAAGCTGAGAAGAAGGCTGCCAAAGAGAAAAAGGAAAAGAAGGGGAATGGCGGTAGAACAGCTACCAAATACGATTATCCTCTCATCGATGGCAGAGAAATGACTTCGGCTGAGAAGAAAAAATATCGTATGGAGCAAAGAAAACTTGCTTCAGGTAAGGCTCCCAAGGAGGAAAAGGAAACTAAGAAAAAGAAGGAAGAAAAGGTAAAAGAAAAACCGGCTTCCGATAAGAAAGATAAGAAGGCCAAAGACAAGAAGAAAAAGAAGGCCGCTAAAGAAGAAGATTAATAAGAGCACTTTTTACTTTTACTTATCATATTTTTGAGTATTCGTTAATAATGGTAGAAGGCCTGGCAATATAAAAATTGTTCAGGCCTTTTATTTTCTAATTAAGTCGAAAATGGAACAAGAAGTATATAAACCAAAACTTAGAATCACTACACTATCAGAGAATGGTACCCCATTATCCGATAGGTTGGTAGATGCCTATACCGAGATGAATTCAGGTCCAAAGGTACAGCATAACGGTCCCATAAGAGTAGAAGTAACTCTTACTAATAAACAAGATATTGATAACTTCAAAGAATACTTAGATAGGTTATCTGGTACATTGCCTGCTAAGGCACCTAATGTTGGCAGAGGAAGACCTGCAGGGTCTACAACTAAGGAATTGGAATCACCAAGGGAGGACATTCTTGCAGATGTAGAGAAAATGATTGAAGAGGGTAAAAGCCAACAAGATATCATTAAATATCTTAGGGGATTGGGATTTGTATTTATCCTTACTGAAGATTTTCTATTTCACTTTCCTGGATTTGAGTTCAATAAAAAGGATGTGGGAGAAGCAACAGACAATAAGCAATATCCCAATTCATTCTCTTGGATGGCAAGATGTATCAAACGGGCTAAGGACCCAAAAGCAGATAAATTTGACCCCATGGTAATCTTTGGTTTTAGCATTCTTGGGGGACCCTCGAAAAAGATTATCCCATATCTCTATAAGGAAAGGAAGAAACCATTAAGGGCCCAAGTTGGTAAAAACGTAATCTCCTTCTCTCAGGCAGAATTCACTAAACTTCCTACTTTCATGTTAGAAGATGAAAGGGTTAAATTCTCTACAGAACAGAGGCAATTACTCCTTAATCCAGAAAAGAAACCATCTAAATTCTTTATGAGATGGTCAAGGGATGTGTTATTGCCCAATTCGGTATACGAAAAGTTAAAGAATAGAGATGGGCTAATCTTTAAAAATGATTTTGTAAATGAAAAAAGATAATATACCAGGTTTAGAGGGATATTATATAAGTAGGTTGGGTATTTTATGGAGCCGATATCATAAATCTGGTAAATTAACTCAGAATGAATGGCATCAACCATAATCAAAGAGGTTATCTTTTTGTTCAAAAGAAAGGTAAGTGTTGGTATTTACATAGGTTAGTAGCCTTAGCCTATATCC